AATTCAATTTTGCAAAATGCGTTCACCTCTCCCTGCTCTCAGTTCCCGAAGGTAACCTATGCTCCTCTCCCGAAGGCATGCTAGACTTCATTAAGCCTTACTTACAGGAACTACAGGAGAACACAATCATTCCTGATTACTTAACTCTAGTATCAATCCAAACTATCGATAACCAAGATGCTGGGGTACACATATTAACCTTTACCATCAATGACCCAGAACATTTCGATGACGATGATACTGCTGGCATCACTTGCCTTGAATGCTTACGGGATACCTTTGCCTATGACCCAGAGGCATGCTTTGGTCAGGCACCTAAGGTAAACGAATTCGAAAACCTTTACACAGTAACAGTTCCTTTCACTTGCTAAATCACTAAGGGGTATCCATAACAGGGTACCCCTATTAATACATTAAATACAAACGTTATGAAAACAATTAATCAAATTTCAAACCTCATCATTCTTACCTTAGTAAATTACACTAAGGATTATCCATGGGCATCTTACATTGCCAATTCACTTTCACAATTCGATTTGATATTGCCAGAACTAATGCAATCGAAAGCTAAGGAAATATCTATCTACCTTAACACAGATGATTGCCTTATGGAATTCTCATCCGAAATCCCTGACCCAGAGGAAATTGAACCCGACTTTACCTTCAACATCGAGTATATAACCTTTCAGGTATACTTCGATTAATATATTAACCCAGAGCCTAACTTAGGTATCTGGGTTTTTACTTACGCTAACTTAGTAAGCCCTTATAGGCTATCCTAATCTCTATAGGCTTACCATAGTCCCTATATGGCCTTATTGAATTAGGACCCAATAGGTTTATAGAGGGCAATAATAGGGATATACCTAATCGGCCTTAATTCTTTATCACCTTAGTCCATTAATGGCCTTCAATATACAGGTATATAATACACTCTCAAGAGGACAGGCATAAGCCATATAGGATTATCCATATACATATCATATATGCCCACTACAAGGCGTGCGAAGATTTCCCTTGGAACCTCCAAAATTAAGTGCAAATATTAAGTCCTTTTTAGAGTGCACAATATTTTTCATTTTATGAATTTTTCACGAAAATAATTTTGAAAATAAAAATATTCATTTTTTCAAAAATTTTTCTTGAAAATGTTTGTAGATTAAAATAAAGTCCGTATCTTTGCAATGTCGAAAAGATAAAGCGATATTTGAATGAATTTTTAATTAAAACTTTTTAAGAAATTATTTCTCTAAAAATTTTGCTAATTAAAAAATAGTTCTTATCTTTGCAATACAGAAATAAAACAAACCTTATTAGATAGTTTAATAAGTCTTGAATATCTATCAAAAAGGTTATAAAATAATAATAATAAAATATTCAAGCGTTTTTATTATGACAACAAAAGTAAATAAAGTGAGTGCAGAAAAAGCAAGTGCAAGTTTGATTGCTTTAGATGTTTTAAAGTCTGTAAAAGAAAAAAATGAAGGACTTTTTAAAACAACTTTAGGAATAAAAACAGAAATTTATAAAAAAGAATTGTTTTTGGGAGCAAACGAAAAGCAAATCAAATCATTACGCAAAAAGTTTAGAAATGTAACTTTCAATTTTCTTTCTACGATTGCAAACAATGCAGATAAAAAACTAATTGACGGCTTTATAGACTTTTATAAACAAGTTTATGTTTTAAATGATTTTTCTTTTTCTTCAATTGCAAGCGAAAACACTAAAGAAGAAAAGAAAGAGATATTAATAAAAGGTCTCGAAATTGTGAAAAAATCAATGAAGTAAAACAAATCAGATAGGGAGTAAAATTTTACTCCCTATCAATAAAAATAAAATTATTATGTTATTAATCTTGTTTGTTATCTTATTAGCTGTTTTTGTTAGTGCTTTATATGTAGTTTATATTCTTTTAAAGTCAAATCATAGAATAATATCTACTATTATTGACGTGCAAACTTTTCAATTAATTAATGTAGAGCAATTTCTATTGATTGAACAAATAAGCATGAACTATTTAAATGAAGTTGAATATACAATTTATAAAAAATTTTCTTTTAAAACTTTTTTACTGTACTTATGTTATTGTTTAAATGAACAATTTAAAGAAAATTTAAGTAATCATTTAATAGATAATTAGAAAAGCAAAGGGACACATAAAAGTTTGTCCCTTACTTTTTATTTTTAAATGTTAAATTTAACGTAACCGTACTCCCCTTTTAGTACCACAACTTTCGAAGCCCTCACATTAAGGGGTACCTTGAAGGCAAATACACATTTTTAGTACCACACAAAAATCACTCCTCGTATTAAGGGCATACCTAGATATCCCACAACCACACATGCTCACATAACACACAAAGAAGCCAGGGATGTTAGGTCTCTGGCAACTAATTAAAGTATAGCACGAATTAAATCCTTAGTCCTATCTTTCCCAAGAACTCCTCGAACCTTACCACCTTTCTTCTCATAAAAGAAAACATAATACTGTTGAAGATTCCTTAACCACCATCTCTTAACTTCACCATACCCATCAAAATACCTTTCTATACAATTCATATCCAATTGGGTAATCCATATCTGATACCAAATCCGATTATCCTCTTGGCATTTAAGAATCCTCTTTTCATTATCATCCCTAATTGTTTCAACCTTCACCATCTTAATAATCCTCCCTCACTGATTTTAACCTACTGGTAATATCTATTCTCCCAGTAACCTTTAACACCCTACTATTTTTTCTCTTTAGGTATAAATATCTTAAATAATCTTCTGCCCTTTCAATTGCCTTATCCTTATCAAGGAAGGTTTCTATATTACTCGAATACTTATCTCTAAGTGTAAGCCAAAACACCAATCCCAGGAAGGAATACCTAATCTTAATGAAGTACCTTCCTCTGCTTGTATGGTAGTAAATCTGATACTGATACTTTCTCATAATTCTTTATATTGATTATATAATATCATAGACTTCGGATTATCCCTCTGGTAGATTACAATATCAAAGTTCTTTCTATAAACCAAAAACTTATAAAGATATGGAAGAAACATTATTCAAACTAGCACGTGCAATTACTGATACAGGTACAGATACTGTATCTTCAGAGGGTGGTACTATAACCTACCGTATCACTTCCCTCAAAAGGAAACTGGTAAATGGCAAAGTAGCTTCAACCTCTACACCCTCCTGTACTTTGGGCTCAGCCTCCGTAAGTTGGGCTACTTGGGGAGGAGTTACCGTTGGAGATGGTTACTTAGATGTAAAAATTAACTATTCAGAAAATACTGGGTCCTCAAGGTCTACTACTCTGACATTTGACCAAAATGAGTCTAATAACAAAATCAATCTCACAGTAACTCAAGAGGCTGGTGTAACCTATAGTGGATACATAAAAATGGTTTCAAACACATTGCCTTTAGGTAGTGATAAATATAATACTGCTCAAATCCTTGTGATGGCCTATTTAAAGGGTAGTGATGGGTCTAAAAAGCCAGAAACTCCCCATGTGGGTAATGCTCCCTATTGGTGCTCAGTATCCGTTGCCCCAGTGGGTACTCTTGAGAACCATTACATGTTATTCCTGACCGCTTTATCGAGTAATCAAACTGGAGCTAACCGTTCAGGGCATATCTTCTTAACCTGTGGGGATGCTAACCTTAGTATACCAGTAACTCAGAAGCCCTCAACATTCACTCCCTCACCCTCAACATTCACTCTCTCTGGATTGCCCACAGGTACAGGCTACTATCTCTTTGGCAGGGGAGCTAAGCCACAGAATACATCATCTTCAGATCAGTCGTATATACAGGGTATCTCAGCAACTGGTACTACTACTATGCCTATTCCATTCCAGGCCAATGACTCAGAACCTGGTTCTCGAATAGAATGTATTACTGGAGATAAAGTAGCTGTATATACTAAATCAGGTGGTACCACCTGGATATTAGAGGGGTCATTTATAGTACCAAGTGCAGGAGAAACAGTATCAATCTAAAAACATTATATATTATGGAAAATAAAGTTCTTAAATTAGGGGGGGAGATCTACCCAAGATGTATATGCAGAAATAAGACAGGGAAACTCTGAGAGATGGACAATACAATCTCAAAAGCGTAAGTATGTAAATGGCAAATTGTCCGGGGTTATTGAAGTTGGTTATTCTGCTAGCATCAATACCCCGGACTATGTTCTGGAGGAAGACAAAAGTAACAATGGTATTCAGATTACTGCACGAGATGACGGTACTTCTGGGCTTTGTATACTTACACAAAATGAATCTGGTAATAAAATAAATCTACACCTTACTACTCCCGAAGAAAAAGAATATTGGGAAATACGTTTTAATCCTATAACCATCCATGGAGTAGACACAAATATTTTTTTTATTACCACTAATATTGGTGGCGAAGAGGGATCTATGGCTAATGGTGACAGATATAAGAATTGGATAGTAAATCAAAATAGATATGCTATTAATGTCTATATTGCTAGTATATACCCGGGAAATTTCGAAATGTTGTCTTGGTCCTGCCTTGATAAGGATGGTAATGCCTTTAGCCCTAATTATAGTCTACCAGATAATGAATATTTTACAACAAAAACAACTGGATTGGGTTCCTATACTCTTACAAAAGTTTCAACTCCCCCTGTTAGCAATGATACTCCTATACTCTCCAGTAGGTTTAACCCCACTAAAAAATATCCATTAGATTTGAATTTTTATTGGGCAAGTCAAAAGCCAACTTAATACGGGTATTAAGATAATATCCCAATTATAAAAGCAATTACCCAGAATATAAGAGCCAGTGTATATGCAACAGAATATCTATGCCAGGGATACCAGCAGGTAATATAAGAATCTACTTTTAGTATTTCTGGATGTTCTTCTTCGTATTTTTTATCTTCTTCTCTAGAATCATACTTATATAATATGAAGAAAGGTAAGAATACGAAGAAGATTATTAAAGTAACTGGGAATAAGAGTAGGAGAATTATCTCCCACCCTTGCATTGATGTCCCAGCATAATCACCGTGTCTATCAAAAAAGAATCTCATAGCAACTTATGTTTTAGGTACTTGGTTAATAGGTAAATCGGAAATAGAGGTAATACTATCCATACCGATATAAATAATATCAGGGAATGAATCCTATGAGTGTACGGTAAATAATCTAAGCAAACCTTTACAAAGAATACCGTGAATGGCAAACATACCAAGTAAATTATAGCTAATACCGTAATCATTGTTCTCTGAAGTATTTGTTAATAATCTTGGTAAGTTTCTTATCAAATTCAATCATCATATTTAAAGCATCCGTATCTTTCATATTATTTATTTCCTTGTCAAGGAATTCTATATTTCTCTTAATCGAGAAATAAGCCTTGTATGCAAGGAATATTCTTTCATTCTCTTCCGTAATAGGAAGAACTTCCCCCTTTTGCCCATCCAATCTTGGATATGTATTATCTGGACCGAGAGTTCTTGCAACTTTTACCCGGTTACTAAGCATTGCAAATCCACCTTTCTTATCAATAGATTCTACTGTTACTTTCTCTGTGATGGGTCTTCCTGATAATACGAAGATAACTTCATCACCTTCTTTGAGCTTTTTGATTTCTTTCTTTTCTTTTTTCATATCTATTTTATTTAGAAATTTTCTTTATGCAAATATACGAAATTATTCTTTGTTTATTGCATTATCTATTTTATTTTTAATAAATTCATAGGCATTACCCCGGTAATCCTCTAGCATTTTGTATTCCTGTGGAGATAGAAATATTCCGTTTACTTTAAAAGCATCTCTTAGATGTTCTGGTATAGTGCCCTGGTGAGTGATGTTATTATAACGGATGATGAAAAGTTTCTCTTTATCTTCATCTATAACACCAAGAGTGTTGACTGGTTGGAGTTTAGTTTGGTAAATTCCCCCGAAAGCCGAAGGAACCGTTAGAATACTTCCCGGTATTCTAGTTATCCAATGGGAATAATCGGGAGTAATTACGGCAATTTTCTTCTCTTTTTCAAGTTCTTTATCATAAGCTAATCGATTAAACCAAAAAGCACATTTAAAACAAACTTGTTTTCTTGCCATAAGTTGGGGAATCTCTCTAGTTTCATCGAATTCCTCTAAATTAATTGGTTTGCCACATATCTGGCATTCATTTTTCTTGCCCATATTGCATTATTTTATAAGTTATATATGATAATAGAACCTCGAAACATCCTAAAAATGGGTTATAAGCAATACTTTTGTTACTAAAATTGAACCATTAAAACTGATAAGTTATGGATAAACTAACAAATGAAATGATTAAAGACCTTGCTATTCGCTTAGGTTTAGAACCTGCCCTATTGAAAGCTGTTCAATTGGTAGAAGCAGCAGGTAGAGATGGGTTTTTAGTTGATGGTAGGCCTCAAATCCTCTTTGAGGGTCACATTATGTACAAAGAAGTACATAAGAAATTCCCTGACAGAGATTTAGCTTACCTTCGTAAGAGATATTCTACGATTTTCTTCCCTAAATGGGATAAATCGAAGTATTTGGGAGGTGTACACGAGTATAAGAGACTCGAATTAGCCAAAGAAATTGATGAAGAATGTGCATTGAAGTCTGCAAGTTGGGGAATGTTCCAGATTTGTGGGTTCAATCACAACCTCTGTGAATGTAAAGATGTCTTCGAATTCGTTCATAAGATGTCGGAATCTCATGCAAATCAACTAGAACTCATGTATTATTTCATGAAAAACTCTGGTTGTTTGAGTAATCTCAAAGAAAAGGACTGGGCTGGCTTTGCCAGAAAATACAATGGTCCCGGGTATGCCCAGAATGCCTACGACCAAAAACTAAGAAATGCTTACGAAAACTTCAAAGATAAATTATGAAAAGATGTCATTTTAACAGCTGGGTAGCAAAAGTATTTCTTTTCCCCAGTTACAAAGCAATTACTCTGGTGTATAACTCATTCTTCAAACACAAAATAGAAGAGTGTAAACCTGATGATATCAATCATGAGTGTATTCATCAGATACAGCAGATTGAGTGTAGTATAGTGGGCTTGGTACTCGGTATCATACTCTGGTTATCATTTGGTATATCCTTTTGGTGGGTAGTAGCTCTGACTTTTGGATTCTTCTACCTTTGGTATATCCTCGAATATTTCATCATATTGTGCTTTGCCAAGTGGGATAAACAGAACGAAAGATATCATGATGTAAGTTTCGAAGAGGAAGCTCACAATAATGATAAGAATCTGAGTTACTTGGAAGACCGTAAGCCCTTTGCTTGGATTAAGTACATTAAATTGAGAAGCTACAAGAAATGAAAAAACTAAGGGTATTGGGAGTGTGCGCTGGACAGGGTGCACTCCTGTTCCCTTTTAAGAAGAATTTGTTAGGGAACATAGAGATAAGGGGAGTATTCCACACTCCGGGCGAAGAACAATGGAAATTAAACTTTGGAGATATACCGTTTTACAAGGGCTTTTGTTTACAAGAATTCGATGAGAAAGTAGACATAATTATATCAAGCCCCGATTGTGGAGCAGCCTCAGTAATGAGGTTATCTAAAGTAAAAGAATTGGGTAATCCTAAAGATAACCGTAGTCTTAATCTAGTAATTGCATCAATACTCGAGTATAAACCCAAGATATTTCTTATAGAAAATCTACCAAGACTGCTAACATTGCTTCCCAAGGATTTCTTTGAGGAAACATTCAAAGACTATAAACTTATTTTTCACGAAAGGTCAGTTTTAGATTACGGAAACTCCCAGGAGTCAAGGAAGCGATTACTCATCATTGGAGTACATAAAAAGACTGGTAAGAAATACTTGAATGCTTTTGATGAAGTATTTCAAGTAAAAACTCCAACAACTACTAGAAATTTACTTAAACCACTCACATTCTCTCAGAAAAATAATACTAACCAGATTCCGTTTATGAGTAAAACTCTGGCAATGTATGATTATCGAAAGCTTCCAGAGAAGAAGAATCTCACAGTAGCAAAGATACATAGGCTCTGGGTTAGGGATTTCAAGAATGAAAAGAAGTGGCCTATCAAAACTGCAAAGATGAGTACTCTTCCAGGAGTGTATAGATTGGAGTATGATAAACCTCCCTTAACTCTCAGACCTGCAGATAGGCAATTTAGACCCGATGGCTACCCTTTGGGAATAGAGGATTTCAAGGCAATTATGGGATTCCCCGATAAATTCGAAATTTACCTTCACAAAGATGGTGATACCTTCGAGGGTGATTTTAAGGATTACCATTACTGGCTTAACAAGGCAAGGTACACAATTGCCAAGGGTTCGGTTTATGAGGTAGGGATTTGGTTCAAAAAATGCCTCAAAAAGGCAAATATCTAAGAACATTGAGTTTCAGCTTTATATATAAAGTCTTATATATAAGTTTCTGAGGTGCCTTGAAATATATAGATATATAATATACTACGTATATATATCTATATATTTATCTACGTATATATATCTATTCATATATCATATCGTAAGTAGTATATTTGGATATTATCTCACTTCGTTCGATAAAGGTAATCGCTAAGCGATTACCGAATAGATAGTATCATTAAAGCGTGCGACTATTTCAATTTGAAAACTTAATACACCGAATTATGAGAATGATTAATGTAAAGTACCAAATTACCGAATTGAACATTAACAACATTATTAAGTTCTTTCGGATTATTTATCGGAATTTACCTTCGATACGTTTTGAGATTATTGAAACCAAAAGTACTTTTCAATTCAAGTTCCACATCATTAAGTCAAACTTAAGTCCAGTAGAACGTTATTGGTTGAAGAGTAAGATTAAGAAATTCATCAAGTATGAAGACATTTAAGAGGGCCTTGTTCATTGTACTTCTAGGATTTACTATTTACCTTTGCTTCAGGAATTACAAACTTTCTCGAGAGGTTGATTCCCTGGAACTAGCGGTCAATGAAATCCCAGATACAGTATACACAGAGAAACCTTTCAAACCAGAGAAGAAGTACTCAGAAAAAGTTGAACCAGGTAAAATCTTAGTTCATGATAATAAGCAGCCAACTCTCTTTCCTGATTCCATGCTAAGGCAGCCAGCTATCAGTAACCAAGATTCCCTGGTTCAAATTGTTTTGAAGAAAGATAAGTTGAACTTAAGTCTGTTCAATAAGGAGACTAACACTTATTCAACTAGACTATTCCCAATCGATTTAGATAAGTACAACTACAACTGGTATGAAGGTCAATTAACTCGAAAGAAAGTTGCAAGGTTATCACTTAGTCCATACGTTTATGGCAAATACAGACCTTTCAATAATCTCTTCGATATGGGAGCTGGTCTTTCAATCAAGACTAAGAGATTTAATTACAAATTCGGAGTCAATACCTTTTACTACCCGAAGATAAAATCAGGGATGGGTACTGACATCGAATTTCAAATAACGTATAACTTTTAGATATGGCAAAGACTATCTCAGAAACTAGAACTACTTTAACTCGAGAAGAGCTATCAAACTTATCCCGAGTTTCTAGTGATGTTTTCTTTTTTAGCCTTTTTTGCTATGTGATACATCCAGTAAGAGGAAAGGTAAGATTCGATTTATACCCCTTTCAGAAATCCGTTCTCTACAATTTCATTGCCCAACGATTCAATATCATTCTCAAATTCCGTCAGGCAGGAATTACAGAACTTATTTCAATGTACTGTCTTTGGTTGGCGATGTACCATCCCAACAAAAAGATAAACATCATCTCTATCAAAGACACAACTGCTAAGAAGGTGCTTAAGAAGATTAAGTTCATGTACAAGAATCTTCCATGGTACCTTCAAACTCCCATAATCAATGGTAGAGCTGGAGAATACGGTTCTGCTTCCATGATAGAATTTGATAATGGGTCATTTATTGAATCAATTCCGACATCATCCGAAGCCGGTCGTTCGGAATCCCTTTCTCTTCTGGTAATTGACGAGGCAGCAGTAGTAAGATGGGCTGCTCAAATTTGGGCTGCTGCATTCCCTACTCTTTCCACTGGTGGAGCTGCCATCGTCAATTCCACTCCCTATGGAGTTGGTAATTTCTATCACTCAACTTGGGTAGATGCCATTGCAGGAGGTAATCCTTTTAACCCAATTCGATTATACTGGCAAATGCACCCAGAACGAGATATCAATTGGTATAACCAAATGTCTTCTGCTTTGGGAGCAAAACGAACTGCACAAGAAATTGATGGTGACTTCTTATCATCTGGTAATACAGTCTTCGACTTAGCAGATATTAAAGCTATCGAAGACTGCCTTAGTGATTACCCAGTTATTAAGAAGAGATTTAATGGTCAATACCGACAATTCTGTGAACCCGAATCAGATAAAGAATATTTCATTGGTGCAGACGTTTCAACTGGTAGAGCTTCTGACTACTCTTCATTTACTTGTATGGATAAGCTAGGAGAAGAACAAGTAGTATATAAGGGAAGAATGGCAGTGGGAGCTTATGCTAAGTTACTTGGTGATACTGGGAAGTTGTTTAACTGGGCAGTAATAGCTCCAGAATCCAATGACGTTGGTTTATCAGTAACTTCTAAGCTTCAAGACGAAGGCTACCCTAACCTTTACTATTACCAGAAGATGCTAAAGAAAAAAGGTAAAAGTAGACCTGAAATGGATAAATCCCCTGGTTGGTTAACCACCCAAAAGAATCGTTCAGTGATAATAGAAAACTTGGAAGAAGATATTCGATTAGATCACGTAATCATTAAGGACCCATTCTTTGTACAAGAAGCTTATACCTTCATTTATGATGGTTTAGGTAGACCTGTTGCAATGGGTAAACATAGGGCTAACAATTCAGCTGTAGATGTAGACCTTGAAGGGGATGTATATGCCGATGATGATATCTTTGGAAAAGCAATATGTAATCACATAAGGAAAGGAAAAACTAACGTAATCGTACAACCAAGATGAAAAAGTACTTCAATTTTAGTTGGGGTTGGGGACGTAAGAAGGACCCTCCCAAGAATGGTACATCCTCTAATAAAGAGGAGAAGCCTGCCACATCAATTTCACCTGGTAGGGTTTCAGTTGACGATGATAGCGATAACTTAATTACATCATTACAAGGGTTGACTAAATTAGTTGAACCCTCTTTTCGTGTTGATGTGATACCTTTAATTCGGGATTTATATAAAGTAAATCCAGATATGGGCATCGCATTGCAAGATATGTTTAAGTTAGCTAACACCAGTCATACAGTAACTTTCCCTAATAATACCGATGAAGAGGCTTCAAAGATGCGAGAACATCTTAAGAAAGCCACCAAGGGATGGACCAGATATACTGCTGGTATAGATGGTTTAGTTAATAAAATGATTGTTCAACTTCTTGTAAGTGGGGCAATATCCGTAGAAGGAGTACCAAATGATAAGCTTGATGGTTTGGCTACTGTATTATTCCTTAAGCCAGAACACATCAAGTTTAAACGTGAATTAAATGGGGTGTATGCTCCTTACCAAAAGAATATAAATTTCTTTGTTAAGCAACAAGATTACATTAAGCTTAACCCAGAAACCTACTTCTATGTTGGTATGTTCAATGATACCGATGAACCTTATGGAGTTCCTCCATTTATGCCTGCATTAGATTCTCTCAAAGGACAAAATGATATGAAGATTAACTTCAAACATATCATGGAGATTTGTGGTATGGTTGGTTTCTTAGAAGCTAAGATGCAGAAATCTCCACAAAGGCCAAATGAGAGTATCAAATCTTATGAATCCAGATTATACCATGAACTCAATATCCTTAAACGTAATGTTAAAGAGGGTATGAAGGATGGGGTAGTTGCTGGTTACATAGATGACCATGAATTCAAACTAAATTCTACTACTAAGGAGCTCGGTAATATCGAGAAGCCTTGGAATATGAACCAACAATCTGTAGCAAATGGATTGGGAGTTAATGGCTCTATCATTGGGGTATCATCTACTACTGGTGAAGGTGCAACTGGTATAATGCTGTCTAAGATGATTAGCCAGTTAAAAAATATCCAAATGCTTGTAGCTTATGTATTAGACCGACTTTATTCTCTAGAACTGCGTCTGGCAGGCTTTAATAATAAGGGGATGAAGATTGATTGGGGAACTTCTACAGTTTCTGATGAAGTTAAAATCCAACAAGGTCTTCAGTATAAGATACAGAACCTTGACTTATTGTATAAGGCTGGTATCATTAGTCAAGAGCAATATGCTTGGGCAATGGGTTATGATTCTCCTGATGAGAAAGAACCAAGAGTTTCACTTGAGGACCAATTTGCTAAAGGTGGTAATTCAGATCCTCAAGAGGGAACTAAAAAGAAACAAAGGCAGGATGATAAAAACCAATCTGCTCGTAGGTCAAGAGATAAGAATAACCCGGCTCCTTCTCGAGGAGACCAAAATACTAAAGCAAGATGAGTAAATTTACAAAGAAAAACAAAGAGCATCTTGATTCTATGGTGATAGGTCAAGGCCATACCATTATGGCTGGTTATATACCAGAAGCAGTGGGAGCCCAGACTTTCTCAGAGAATTACTATAAATGGAAGAATCCTACACCGGACTCCATTGCTCAATTTGGATTTTGGGGAGGGGATATAGATTATAATACCTATTACCCTAACCTGGATAAATCAGAATTAACTCCTAAAGATGAAGAGTTTATTGAACCTATGTTCAGATTACTTTCGGAAACGATTGTATCTAAGAATTGGAATCCTACAGACTTTGGTCAAAATGGAGTATTGAAAGCTTCTATGAAAATGTTACTTGGTCAAACAGTAAACTGTGACCATGAAACTAACATAGGTAATGCTATTGGTGCTGTATCTCAGGTAATGTGGCAAGAGTCTTACAAAGATGGAAGTTTCACTATACCTGCAGGTATCAACGGTATTCTGAAAATTGATGGTAAAGCCAATCCAAGGATTGCTAGAGGTATACTTATGGAACCACCCTCAATTCACAGTAACTCGGTCACAGTACAATTCAAGTGGGATAAATCACATCCTCAAATGGAGGATAACGAATTCTATCAGAAACTCGGTACCTATGATTCTAAGGGAGTGATGGTACGTAGAATGGTTACTGAGATAGTTCGTTACCTGGAGACTTCATTGGTATCTCATGGAGCTGATTCTTTTGCTCAAAAAATCGGTTCTGATGGTAAGATTATTAATCCTACCTTTGCTAAAAGAACTTGGGCATCTTATGAAGAATACAGAGACGATAAATCGAAGCAATACTTCTTTACCGATTATAAATCTGACCTAACTTCTTATCAAGAAAAGGACGATACTCAAGGTTCTTTTAATGATAATGATGCCAAGGATAATCAATCAAACGAAAAAAATAGTATGAACGAATTACAAAAATTTCTAGAGAGCCTCTTCGGGGATAATCTGCTTACCCTTGAGGAAGGTAAAGAAATGAATCAGGAAACAGTAGTTGCCTGCATTCAAAGTTTGGTATCATCCAGAAATGAACTGCAAACTTCAGTAGATAACCTTACTACAGAGAAAAATTCTCTTACGGAACAGGTTACTAACCTGAATGCAGAAGTGGCTAATCTGAAAGAGATGGCAACTGTAGGAAAGAATCATATTGCTTCTCTTCGTGAAGATGCAGTAGCAACCTACAAAAAGTTGATGGGTGATAATGCTGATGAAACCATTGTTACAATGCTTAATGCAGAAACAACTGGTATTACTACTCTTGTTTCCTTGACTAAGGATTACCAAGCTCGCTTGGAAGAGAAGTTCCCTCTCACCTGCTCTAAGTGTGGTTCTAAGGACGTCAACCGTGCTTCCTCAATTGCTGAGGATGATACCGAGGGTAAAACTGGAACCCAGGGTACTGATACCCAACGGAATTCAGAATCTCCGAGTACTAAGAATGTAATCGATAACTTGTATCGAAACAAAATCAAATAACTAATATAAATAATCCGCGTTATGGAAAAAACTAAAATCGTAAACGACCCTCAGCAACTTACTCTCTTTGGGAAAAGAACCCCGAGAGCGGTGATTTACAAAAGTGAGTCACACAAATTGCACCAGGCTTTCAATGTTAAAGCTGGAGAGAAAATCGTACAGGGTATGCCAGTGGCTTTGAATGAAGAAGGTTTGATTTACCCTTGCACTGATACAGCTACTCAAGTTTATTTGGGTGTAGCAGTAACGGATAACGTTAACCCTGCTTATCAACCTCAAAGAAATTTCCCGGTAGAGGTAACAGTAGCTATGGAAGGTTACATGATTTGTAACTGGGTATCAAACGGAAATATCGATGCTGGCTATGTAACTCCCGATGGAGAATTGCTTAACGATAGATTCGTAAAAGCTAACCAAGCAACTTCAACCCAGTTCATTGCCCTTAATCCTGCAGAAGAGGCAAATGAGGTAATTCAAGTACTCATCAAATAAGAGAAAAGAAGTTATGGAAAATAAAATAGATATTACAAAGTTGAAGGCTCAGGATTTTATGAATGAGCTGCCGGAAATGGTAAGAAGCTTGGAAGCTGTTCGTTCCGGTTCACAGGACAAGAAGCCTGTAGAGGTAACTTTTGGAGAATTGGTTACCGGTAAATGGGGTATTTCAGAAGATGAACTTTTTGAAAAGATGGGCATCAATCCAAAAGTGGACACGATGCAGAACATCTTTACAATGCCTCAACAGAATGTTCGTTGGATTGTTCCGGAAATCATCCGTGCTGCTATCACATTGGGTATGCGCCAGGCTCCGTTCTATCCGAACATCATTGCATCTGATCAACCCATCAATGGTTTGCAAGCAATCATGCCGATGGTTAACATGTCGGATGCTGCCCCTGCAAAGGTTAATGAGGCAGAAACTATCCCATTGGGTGATGTTAGCTTCGGACAGAAATCAGTTAGCCTCTTCAAAATCGGAAAAGGTTTCAAACTTACTGATGAAGTTCGTAACTATGTTTCACTCGATGTCTTGGGAATCTACCTTCGTGATTTTGGTGTTCAGTTGGGTTATGCTCTGGATACTTTGGCTATGGACGTTGCTATCAATGGTAACAACCCTGATGGCTCTGAGTCTGCCCCGGTAATCGGTGTATACGAAACAACTAACGGTATCACTTACAAAGACCTTCTGCATATTTGGGTACGTGCTGCTCGTATGGGACGTAACTTCCAAACTATGATTGGTGGTGAAGACCAGGCAATCGAAATGCTGAACTTGCCGGAATTCAAGGATCGTCACTCTGGTACTACAGAAGCTACTCTGAATGTTAAGTCTCCTGTTCCCAAGAATGCTGATTTCTACATTCACCCGGGTACACCAGACCAACAGTTGCTGTTGATTGATACATCTGCTGCCTTGATTAAGCTTACTGCTCGTCAGTTGATGCTTGAATCTGAAAGAATCGTTTCTAACCAGACTCAGGCCATCTATGCAAGCTTGACTACTGGCTTCTCTAAGATGTACCAGGATGCAACTCTGTTGCTGGCTGCTGACAAGAAGTTCTCAGAATTCGGTTTCCCCGAGTTCATGAACGTAGACCCATATTTGATGGTTAACCTAGAATAATAAGGGACGTCCGGTTTCATCTATATAAATTCCCTGAGAGGGTAGGTAACTAAAAAGACCTATCCTCTCTTTAATCATTTTTAAATCTTAAGAAATATGGCTAAAGATAAATATACAGTAACTGTGGGACCAAGAGCTTACAGTTTTCATGACCAATCAACTGGTATTACCGTTTGTAGAGGAGAAGACAAGGAACTCTCTCGTCGTCAATTCCGTGCACCAAAGATTCAGAAGGCAATTGCCTCTGGCCATCTGATTATCATTGCTGATAAATCAGAAATCGAAAAGTATTCAGAGGCCGACATCGAAAAGTTGGATAAGAGACTGAATGCTCAGTTCAAGAAAGGCATGACTCTTGAAAAACTTGCAAAGGGCTATTCCCTGGAAGAACTGAAACTGGTAGCAGGTCTTCATGAAATAGTTGCCGAGAAAGATGATACAGTAGAAACACTTATTCAGGCTTTACTGGAAGAATTCGAATCCTCTTCTAAAGGGTAATATATGAAAATTACATAAGACAGACTAATATGAATAACAATCTGGACTTTTTGTACGTTACGTCAGGTCTGGAAGTTTCATTCAGAGTCATATCCAAAGTCCCGGCCAAATCCATTTTTGACTGGGACTTTGGCGATGATAAGGGAGAGGTTTTCAATGGTGGAAGACATGTTTCCTATTCTTATGAAACTCCCGGTTTCTATACAGTAACCTTACATGTAACCAACTCGAATGGTTTAGATATCACCGTAGATAAGACTCTGGTAGTTTGTGATTATGGGCATACGGCATTAGCCGATACAATATATAACTTAATCGACCACTATATTCCTTCAGAGATATCAGAGGGAATGACCAGGGAAGATAAATCTATCTACATCACCAAATGGCAATATTATATTGGTCCTCTAGTAAATCACCAAATTCCTGCAGATAAGTATACTGATGAATTATGGTATGAAGCACTAGAAAACCAATTAATAATGGAATTGGCAGCATGGGACTTTCTCAATGTGAAGATACTTAATCTATTAACAAGTACTTCAGAATACCTAAGTCAATTAACTTCTACCAAAGAACAAACTGGTGATGGTACTTCTAAACCCGAACTTGCCCGAGGTGATAGGATAAAACAAATCACTACTGGGCCTACTGAAGTGCAATATTATGATACCTTGGCAGATGCTACGAGTTCCCTATGGAAAACACTTTCTCAAGCAATGCAACCAGGTGGATTAATAGATGAATTAAGGAAGAACCTTTGTATGTTAGCTTCACGATTGGAAATCTACTTACCGTTCTGTGATGAAGTATTTAGAACCGTAGTCCCAAAAGTAGTTAACAGAAGGCAACCTGGAGTATTAGATGGGCCAAATCCAAGTGCTCCAGTGAAAGGTGGTAAGAAATCAATTCTAACTAAGTTATGACAAAAGAACCCTGGAGAATGGTAAAGAACCGCTCTTGGGATAGATACAAGAAAATTATCACTGACTTCTTAGATTGGGATGCTGGTAGGCAATCCATAACCTGGGCCAAACATGTTAATCAGCTTCTCAGTCATGCCGAAGACAGTATACCTAAATATTATAACATCCAAATCGAGGCATTATGTTACTACAATGCTTTCAGAAACTGGCCCATCAATAAGGCAACAGTCTCAGGAGAATTGGATGATGAAAACTTATCAATACTAATTTCTAAATCTTATATAGAACAAATCGGTTATCTTACACCGGAAGGTTATTGGGATTTTAATTGGGAACAAGATAGGTTTGTAATTAATGGTATAACGTATAAGCCTTCTGGAGATACTCAGACTGCTCAGGCAAAGGATGAGGCTTTAGTTTTCATGATTATCCTAAAGAGAGACCGAGATACCAAAGTTGAATTTGTAGAATAAAAATAAAGTATATGGCAAAGATGTTAGTACTGAGGTGGACACCAATTACTACAAACAGTGGAATTTGGTTTGATAGTAATCTGGTTATCCTCAATGGTACCTCTGGAGTTCATATTGAAATGAAAGGTAATGGCAATGATGTAACGGCATTTCAATCGATGACCGGAAACAAATTTGTCACCTGCTTTCAAGATTACTTCGGGGATATCTGGGATAAAATAATACCTCATCCTGGTATAGGCCAGGTAATAAAGTTCCGTGTAAATAGGCTTCCCGATTATGCTTGCATACGGGGGGATATAGAAGACGGTGGAGATGTAGATCCAGAAAATCCGAATATACCAATAAATACCTTCTGTGGTTCAGAGGGAGAACCATTCAGGGATATAGATTCGGAATTCTTACTGGGTCGTCAACGTTCAGTAATTAATCCTTAAATTTTATAAATATGTATGTAAGTAAATATTACACCTGCGAAGAGATTGACCAGCGGTTGTTACAGGGTTACTATGATGACTTTGTTCGTGCTGGCTTTGGGGGAACTATAAATGAGTTCTGGGCTTTCGTACTTTCTATCAAAAATAAGGTAGATAAGAAGGAAGGATATGACTTATCTAAGAATGACTTCACTGATGAGTTAAAAGCTAAACTTGATGGCATTGAAGAACATGCAAACTACATCACTAAGGTATCTCAGCTTGAAAATGACTTAAAGTATCAAACTGAGGAAGAAGTTAAACAGATGATTAGTGATTTGGTTGATGGTGCAGATGATGCTCTTGATACTCTTAAAGAGTTAGCAGAAGCTTTGGGTAATGACCCCAACTTTGCAACTACTATCACTAATAAATTAACTGACCTTCGTACTGCCTTAACTGAAGAGGTTAATCGGGCTAAGGAAGCTGAAGCTGCCTTGGGTGCTGCAGTAGCCGCAGTTCAGGATAACCTCGAATATGGGTTAGACCAAATCAATAAGAAGATTGATACGGTTAAGGCAGACTTAAAAGCTGAAATCGACAGAGTTGAGAAGAAGGTAGATAAGAATGCCGAAGACATCAAAGACCTTGAAGATAAGGTAAATCAAGGTAATGGTGAACTTGAGAAGGAACTCAAGGACCTTATCCAAAAGGAAAAAGATGAACGTATTGCTGCCGATAATGAGATTAAGGAAAGTGTAAATGACCTTAAAACTCTCCATATCAATGATAAGGCATCCCTTGAGTCAAAGATTGCAGAAGAAACTGCAAATCGTACAAATGCAGATACTGTACTGGATTCTAAGATTAACGAGGAAATCACTAATCGTCAGGCTGATACTTTAGCTCTTCAAGGTAAAATTGACCAAGAGAAGGTAGACCGTCATTCTGAGGACCAAGTTCTTCATAACGAAATCTCTAAAGAGGTAACAGACCGTACTAATGCAGACAATGCTCTTCAAGGTAAAATTGACCAAGAAGCTCAAGCACGTACTGCTGCAGACCAGGTATTACAGAACAATATAGATTCAGAGGCTACCACTCGTGCTGCTCAGGATTTAATTCTTGAACACAAAATTGACGATGTAAAAGAGCAGGGTGTAGAAGACAAAGAACAATTGCTCAATGCTATTGCTGTAGAGGCTGCTGCTAGAGAAAAAGGAGATAAAGACCTTGATACTAAGAAGGTAGATAAACGTGAAGGTTATTCTTTGACCAAGAATGACTTTACTGATATCCTCAAAGCTAAGCTTGATGGAATTGAAGAGAAGGCAAACTATATTACCCATCTCTCCCAGCTTATCAATGATGCCGGTTTCCAAACTGAAGAAGAAGTAAATGCTGCTATCCAAAAGATTATCGGTTCTGCACCAGAGGTACTTGATACTCTTAAGGAAATTGCCGATGCCCTTGGAAATGACCCCAACTTTGCAACTACTATCACTAGGAAGTTGGCTGCAATCACAGAACAGGTTAACCAAGAAATCGAAGACCGAATTGCAGGCGATGAAGCAAACAGTGCTGAGGTAGCTGCTGAAGTTCAAGCCCGTAAGGATGCTGACACTGCTCTCGAAACTAAACTGAAAGAATATGTAGACAATAAGTCTGCTACTGGTGATGCTGCTATTGGAGTTGTAAGAGATAACCTTAACAAGGAAATCCAAGACCGTAAAGATGCCGATGCCACAATTCAGGCTAACTTGGATAAAGAGATTGCCGAAAGAAAGACTGCTGATGAAGCATATACTCAAAGTTTGGCTAATGTTAACCAGCGTATCTCAGACTTGGCTTTGAGTATGCAAGAGTCTATCAATACCTTGCGTAATGAGCTTACCGAGCAGGTAAATGCCAATACTACGGCAATCGCTACTAACCAACATAATATCGAAAGAAATTCAGAGGCAATCACAAATTTAACTAAGACTGTAGGGGATAACTACAAGGAAGTTAAGGATATGATTAACGAGGAAATCGTTGACCGTACCAATGCAGATAGTGCCTTGAGTTCTCGTATCGATACCCTTAATATCGACCTTAACACTGAAAGAGTAGAAAGGACTGCTGCTGACCAGGTTCTCCAAGTAAACCTTGATAAAGAAGTAGCAGACCGTACTGCAGCTGATAAAGCCTTGAGTACTGAGTTCACTGCTAAGTTGGATAATACTAAGCAGGCTTTGGAATCTGAGGTGGCTAATCTTAATACTAAGCTTGAACAAGAAAAGGAAAATCGTATTGCCGGTGATAATGCTTTGGGAGTTCGTATTGATTCTCTAGAGGCAGGTAATACCGATGCTATGAATGAATTAAAAGCAAAGGTAAATGCTAATACTACTGCTATTAATGCAGAGAAAGACCGAGCAATTGCCAAAGAGACTTCTCTTGAGGCAAAGATTGATACCACCCTTCAGAACCATAAAGATGATATGGCGGGTATCAACCAAAATATACTTACCGAAAAGAATGACCGCTTAGCTGGTGATACTGAGTTGCAGAATAATATCGATAAGGAAGCTACAGAACGTGCTAACCAAGATACCCTTATCAATAATGCTTTGGCTCAAGAGAAGGCAGATAGAATTGCTGCTGACCAAGCCTTAGATTCTAAGAAGGTAGATAAGGTAGACGGTAAGGTACTTTCTTCAAATGACTTTACTGATTTACTCTTTGCTAAGTTGGATGGCATTAAGGAACATGCTAACTATATCACAAAGGTATCTGAATTGTTGAATGATTCGGATTTCCAAAATTCTGAACAAGTAGAGGCAGCTATCCAAAAGATTATTGGCTCTGCTCCAGAGGTACTTGATACTTTGGCCGAGATTGCTAAGGCTCTCGGTGATGATCCCAACTTTGCAGCAACTATGACTGCTAAGCTTACTGAGTTGGAGAATAAGCTTGAAGCTGAAAAGAATCTGCGTGAACAAGGAGATAATACTCTGCAACAGACTTTCACTAACTTAAGTAATACTCTTACTACTACGGTAAATGAGTTGAGAACTTTCGTAACTGAAACTCGTACGGAGTTGTTAACTTCCTTGAATGCTACCAATGCTCTGGTAACTCAGAATGCTGCCAATATTCAACGTAATCTGGAATTGATTCAGGGTATTCAGGATAACATTAATGGTAACTATACTGCCATTACCGATTTGCTGAATAATGAAATCGCTGCTCGTAAGGCTGAGGATATTCGATTAGAAGCAAAGATTGACCAGAATACTTCTGACTTAAATACAGAGAGAGAGGAAAGAAAGGCCGCAGATAAAGTTCTCCAGGATAACATCGATGCAGAAGAAGCTGCCCGTATTGCTGCCGATACAGCTTTGGGTAAACGTATCGATAAAGAAATTCAGGACAGAACCGATGCTGATACTGCCTTAGATAATAAATTCACTAACATTACCGATGACCATGAAGAAAGACTGGTAGCTGAAGAAGGTACTTCTGATGCTTTGCCTGATACCATGGTTACCGATGTTAGTACTGTAACCCGAACAGGTACTCAGCTTTCTTTCAAAGTAAAGACTTCAACTAAGGATAAGGCAAATAACCAATATGGTGAAGAAGTAGAAGCTACCAAGAATTTACTCCCGGTAACTCAAACTCTTGCTGGAGTTATGTCTGCTGCAGACAAGGTTAAGTTAGATGGGTTAGACCCAAATTCTTTAACTGATCTCTCTGCAGCTTCTGATGCTAATAAGGTAACAGTAACCGTAACTAAGGATAACGGTCTGAATGCTGATACTACAGAAACCTTTGATTTGCCTCAGGCATCAGATACTAAAGCCGGTACGATGACTGCTAAGGATAAGGTAGAGTTAGATAGAATTACTACTGTTAACTTTGCTCTTGGGGATGTAACTCCAAATGAGACTTCAATAGGCATTGCTGCTACTAAAACTGTAATCGAAGATGGTACAGTAGAACAGAATCCAATTACTTTACCTGCTTCTACTGCAGAAAAAGCTGGTGTACAAACCGCTGCAGATAAGAAATTGTTTGATTCTCTTCCCCCAAATATCATTCGAGGTTTTAATGGAAGAGTTCAACGCCATAACATGGTAGATATTTATTTGGACTTATCTACTATAAATCCCGATACTGGAGTATATGAAGATAATCCCATTGAAAATGATATACGTCATCTAAATATACCTCCTGCGACGAATAAAGCGGCAGGTGTACAAACCGCAGCCGATAAGAAGTTATTTGATTCTCTCCCAGAATCCTTTGTACTTGCTTCTGGGAGCAATCTAGAAATTTCAGATTCTGAGGTCACCATTACTCATGCTGGAGCTAAACTAGACTCAGAATCTGGTGTCTATGTTAAGGGTACAGATGTGAATGTCACCATACCAGCAGCAACTAAGACTACTGCAGGTGTAATGACTGCCCAAGATAAGATTAATCTTGATGAGACTTTGCCCAATGCTATTGCTAAGGAAATTGAGGATAGACAAGAGGCAATCGATACAGCTATCAAGAATCTGGGAGATTCTCAGACTGCTGCTTTAGAAAAAGAGATTCAAGATAGAAAAGATGCTGATACTGCCCTTGATACTAAACTGCAGAATAACATTGATACTCTAGAAGCCAAGCATGATGCCTTTGTAGCAACTAAGGGACAAGCTGATGGGTTTGCTCCATTGGATGGTAATGGATTGGTACCAGCTAACCATTTGCCTTCATATGTAGACGATGTAATCGAGGTATACGCTACTTATGAAGTAAGCTCTACTGGAGGTCTTACTAATGTTCAGTTGTATACTGATGCTACTCACCAAACTCCGGTAACTGGAGAATCTGGTAAGATATACATTAATGTTGCTAATGGGGAACCTCCTTATCAATTCCGTTGGTCAGGTACTAAATTCGTAGATAGTAACACTTCTTCCCTTATTATTGGAGAAATTGCAGGTACTGCTTTCGAGGGTAGTAGAGGTAAACATCTTGAGGATGTGGTATCTAGTATGCCTAGAAATTTAATCAGTAATATTTCAATAGCTAACAGAAACAAGAGGAATATAATTATTCAGTGTAATTATTCTTCTTTAGATGACCAGGGTCATTACATAGATCAGCCTGAGGGGATGCTTATTCTACTAACCAATGCCACTACTCAAGAAGCCGGTTTGATGGAGGCAGAAAGTGTAATAAAACTTAATCAAACCCTACCGAAAGCCATAGAGGATGAACAAGAGGCTCGTATTGCAAAAGATAATGAGCATGATAAACTAATCAATAGTTTACCTCAGGAGATAATGACGGTAATAAACAGTGTTATCCAAAATACGAATAATCTCGGATTAAAGTATTTTAGATGGGTAAAGAATACCGAAGAGGGCTCATATAGTAGAGGTACAGATGTGAATGTCACCATACCAGCAGCAACTAAGACTACTGCAGGAGTCATGTCTGCAGCTGATAAGACTAACTTGGATAATACGGTACAGGAGTTGGCAAATGAGATTACCAATAGAACTAATGCTATCAAGGCTCTTCGTACAGAATTGAAAACTTACGTTGACGATTTGATTGCCGATACAGGTTCAGATGTAACTGCATTGGAAACTAAGGTAAATAACCATATTGCCAATAAATCTAATCCTCATGAAGTTACCAAATCCCAGGTTGGTTTGGGTAATGCTTCCAATACTTCGGATGCAAATAAGCCAGTATCTACTGCTCAGGCTGCTGCTATTGCCGATGCTAAGGCTGCAGGTACTGCTGCTCAAACTTCTATCAATAACCATGCAGGTAGAAAGGATAATCCTCATACAGTAACTAGAGCTCAATTGGGATTGGCAACTACTGACCAGGTAGTATTTGCTAAGACTACTGCTCCTTCCGGTTTCTGGAAAGAGTCTTCAGATATTCGACTCAAAGATAATATCCGAGATTTGAATCATACTCTAGACCAGATTTGCCAGATACCTACTAAGTCATTTAGTATGCTTGGTAAGGAGGATGAGGGAACTATTGCTCAGAACCTCGAGGGCTTAGGCTTTGGTAAATATGTGGAAGAAGTTCCAGTAGAGAAATCTACGGTACCCAATCCAGAAGAATTCGAAACCTTAGAAATCAACGGAGAAGAGTATGTACTCGTAAAACAAGTTAAATATCACAAGATGTCAACTTTGGCAATCGAGGGTGTTAAACTTCTCTATGATGAAATCAAGGCTTTGAAGGCAGAGATTCAGGAACTTAAAAACAAATAAATCTTATGGGAGAGATAGCAACCTGGAGTGCTGTCAAAACTAAAGTAGGCCTTGGTAAGGATGGCAATGACTGTCCTACCAAGGCTGAATTGTTAGCACTCTCCCCTACAGGAACAGGGGAAAATTATGTGGGGTTGGAACTATCCAATGCCGGTTCCTATGGAAATAACGAAACAGTAAAGTTAGAGGATATTCATAAGGTAACTTATAAATATACTTTTACTTCTAGATACAGTAGTGTAAGCTTTGATGCTTTGGGTAACCCAAGTTCTTCTAATCAGGGGTTTGGTTTTATTTCTACAAAACAGAAATATTGGGATGGAGTAGCTAATGGGGCTGAAATTACAGTAAATTATGTTATTAGTAATAAACCTGCATGGGTAGCTGATCATCCTCAAGCACCTCCTTGGACTGCTTCAGAGAATTTGGGACTAACCTCTCGGTCGGATTCCAATACTCTTGTTACACAGGGTGAATCAGGCAAAACTTTTAAAATAACCTTTACTCAAGCAGCAGCCTCTCAATCTTGGAGTTATGGTTGGAGTGTAACACCTACCTCTATGTCTTTTGGGGCTACTGGAGGTACCAAAACTTTTTCAGTTACTTCTTACAAGCAAGAATTAAGAAATGGGCATAATTATGGTAACCAAATAGCTTTAACTTATACTAGAGCCAACTCTGGTAGCGTATCTGGAAGCGGTACTTCTGTAACTATGGGTAATAATACATCTACCAGTACACGAAGCGGTACGGTAACCTTAACACAAGCTGAAACTAATAAGAAGGTAACCATTAGTTGTTCTCAATCTGCAGGTTATAGAACCTATAGTGAAATCACTGCAAGTGGAGGAAGTGTATCCGATATACCTGCAAGTGGAGGAAGTAGAAGTTCATTCTCAACTATGCCCTCATATTCTCAAACTTGGGGATGGAATGGTTCTACAACTGGAGGTGGCACAATTACAAGCGGTGCTAGCATTAGTTATGGTACTGCAGTTAGTGCAGGTTCTTTGGGAACTACGGTTAAATCTAGAACCCAGGTAGGAACCCTTACTGGTACCTTATCACTAAATGGTAAAACCAAATCTGTAAGTGTACCAGTATACCAGGCAGCAAACGAATTTACTGGGTATACTTATGGCTCTTGGAGTGTAAGCTTAACTGCAAGTTCTTATACCATCGGTAATACTGGAGGTAGTGTAACTTTGTACCCAAGTGCTAGTAGACCAAGATATGCGAATTATACTTCGGGTTCAAATACAAGGGATGGCTCTGATAGTGCTACTCCAAGTTTAAGTACCAATGGTACCTCAGGATTTAGTCTATCAGGTACTACACTTAGTGCTTCTGAGAATACCAGTACAAGTAGTAGGTCTATTAGAGTTACGGCTTCTTATGGAGGTGCTTCCGATTATGTGAATATCACTCAGGGCGGTGCAAGTGTATCTTATAATTATTATTTTAATTGGGGGAGTGCTCCTGGAAGTCAGACTTCTAAGTCTATTACTCATCCAGCTTTGGGAAAAACTGAAGAGGTTCCATTCATCTCTTATAAAAAGAAAGTGATAAATGGTACAGAAACCTCTGATATATATCCGGTAGGAGCAAGTCGAAATGTACCGAGTTGGACTATTGTTAATATAGTAGATAATGGGCTCTCAGTTAAAACTTATGAGAACACTGCTGAATCCTCAAGGTCTGCCACAGTAACAGTAACTCAATCAGAATCTGGTAAGAAGATAACACTTAATATTAACCAGAGTGCTGCAACTATAACCTATGATTATGTATTTAGTATATCATAGGTTATATACAACACCAGTATTTATTATATGAGAGACCCTAAAAATTTAATTATTAATTTCCTAAAACCAATAAAATTAGGGGAGTAGAAGTAAAAGGTGCCGGTGAAGGCGTAGTGATTGCCGATAGAGGCAGTGATTATTGTAATAATCATTCTGGTTGGGGCTGCCTTAAAAGGTACAACTACACCGGCTCAGTAATTTTTAATTTGCTGGGATGACTAAAAAGGAGTGCATCTATTTTAGGTGTACTCCTTTTTCGTTTTAACACATTAACTAAGGAATTATGGAACAACAAGAACAACTCACCGAATTTAAGATACAACTAGCATTACCTGCTCCAAATATAGAGGTTGCTCAAGAAGTAGCAAACAAAGCTCAGGTACTCATTAATCAATTTGGATACTATCAATTTCTAAAACTGGTAGACTTCATGCAGAAGAATCCAGGTGCAGTATCATTCGGTTTAAACTTAATAAATAGAAAATGATTATGGAAGAATTGATTTTTCAGAAAGTACAAAAGGGTGATATGATTTTCACCTTAGAGAAAGATCGTCGGTCTGGTTATCCAATCTTTGACCAAGCAAGAGTTTTAAAAGTTGGCGAAAGTAAACCAATGGCCTCAAATGGTAAAGAAGGTTTTGTTAACAGTATCGAATTAGTGATACAAGATTCAATATCTCAAATTACCATTTATTTACCAACTAATGTAAATGAAGGTATTTATAATGGTACCTATTATACGACCAATCTCGATAATATCATTAATGAGGTATCAATGCAGAAACAGAATGCTTTAAATATTTTAAATAACAAAGCCAAACTTGAGGCCGTTGTTTCTGAATGCGATAATATTCTTGGTTTAATTAACAATCGTTCAGAATCACCTCGTAATCCTGCTCCAGATTTCGAAGAATTTAAGTTATCCATGAATGAGAGGTTAACTAACCAAGAAACCCTTTTATTAAGGATTGCTCAAGAATTGGGATTAGATAAACCTAAACAATAATAAGAATTATGCCAAGTAAGTCGGTTAATATTACAATATCGACTCCAATTGGTCCTCTAGAAATATACGCAGACAAACGAGAACAAGCTCGTGCAGAAAGGTTGATTGCTAAAACCCCAAGTATCTTAACCAAAGGCTATGAGAAAGGTACAGAAAGGTTTGGCAATCAACTTCTTCGTATAGTAAAGAAGAGTTTGAATACTGGAGTACCTCCACTGGGTACCCACGCATCTTGGCCAAAGCATTCACTTGCTACCCTTAAAAAATACCCAGCTCATACCCTATTAAAACTCACTGGTCAATATGCCCGGTCGGTAAGCATAGTGAAAACCAAGAATAGAACTTTTGTAGGTTTGCCAATTGGAATCAAGAAGATTACTTATACTGGTAAGACTTCAAGAAAAACTTTGAATCAGATAGCTATCATGTTAGAGTATGGTAGTAGAGATGGTAATTTACCACCTCGTCCTCTCTGGGCTCCTGCATTTAAGGCTGCTGGTGGAAAAGCTGCCTTACAAAAGGAAATACGTAATGAAGTTAGAAAAGAAATAAGGAGGATTATATAATGGCAGTAGATTTTGAAATATCTTCACTATCAGGAACTGGTACTGCTACCATTCGTGTAAAACCGAAAGCAGTAAATACAGAACAGACCTTAAAAGAGCAGGTCCTCAAGGTAGTAGTTCAGGGTGTAGAAAGGGAAGTAACTCTGATACAAAAGGCTGCTCCTAAAATAGTAGAGACCTGGGGAACTTATTTTAGTATCACTCCGGAAACTACTTCCCATACTTTCGATGGTACTAAAAGGGGTGAGACTCTAGAAATAGGGGTATATAGTTACCAACAGAAGTTTATAAATAATGAGCCTCAAGATGAATACCGTGCTGTAGATTGGAAATTAGAAAGCTCATCCGATTGGTTAGAGGTAACCCAAGAAATTGGAGAAGCTAATGCCGCAGGTAAGCTTATTATCAAAACTAAATCTACTAATCAAGATCACAACCCAAGTAACTATGACCCATTAGAAAGAACTACTACGGTTAAGATTATCTCACAGCAAGAACCTAACCCAGAGATAGTTTTAAATATAACTCAATCTCCAGGTATTAGAACTACTAAGTATGGCTTTGAACCAACTCCGAATATACCATTCCCAAACCTTGGTCAAAATACTAGTACTGCTCAGATTAGTAATGTAAAGGGCTATCAGTATTACCTTATCAACGGTATTCAAGTTGCTAAATTTGTAAAACAATTTAAGATAACCGATATAAGTAAGACAATAGAGGGTCAATTCCCTGGTATTGGTTCAGAACCAATACCCTTTAAAGTATGGCTTACCGATTATCCTTCAAATATTGCTACTCAATGGGTTAGTGAATTAAATTGTGTTGGTCATTTACAAACCATAATGAGTGGTTTTGGAGGTATTCAGGTAACTTATAATGGGTATATTAATGACAATGGCAATCAGAGTGTTCAATTAGATATTAGATTAGGACTTTAATGGTAAACTCAGAAGAAATAGTAGAAAGAACTTTTTATATTTCTCTACTTAGTACAATGTTAGAAATGGGTCTTACCTTAAACCCCGAAGACTTCTTACCTTTGTCTCAAGAAAACGAAAAAAGATTTCAAGAGGCAATCAAAGGTATGAAGAAGTTCATACCTCTTTTTGGTATAGGGAATAATCAAGTAAAAGGCCCAAAGACTCTCCCAAGAATAACCATAGAACTACAGGGTTATTATTCGGGGGATATTGGTGTGAATAAATACATCATTGGTGATAAACTTGAGGATGGTAATTACCAAGCTTCAGAGTTTCCTTATGAAACAAAAGATATTACCATAGATGTACATCTAGTTTCTCAAACACAAGCAGATATGAGGTTGCTACATACAATCTTATATACTGGCTTACCTGCTAGAGGATACGTGAGACCATACTTCAATGACTTAGAGGAATGGGAAAAGGGCAGGCTTGCTCCCACCGGAAACCTATTCATTGAGATTGGTAATTATTATGACCATCCAGATGTAGAACATGGTATACTTGAGAAGGTATACACTTATGTATGTAAAGACGGTATTCTTCCAGAAAAAGCTTTGGGAGAAGGTACTCTTACACCCATCAAGGATATATCAGTTCTTATTGGATTGTTAGAACAAAACGAAAATGAAATGTTAGAGTTAAAAGTACCTAAGGTATAGGTACAATACTCTAGGGTATAAATTAAACAAGTAATTAACTTTAATCACAATAGAATTATGCCAACTTCACCTCACATTGACTTTAAGTTTAAGAACAACAATGTTCTTCAAACTACTCCCATGTTAGGAGTTTCTTGTGTATTGGCTAGAACTACTAAGGGCCCATACGATGACCCATCAGAAACCATCTCTACTTTCTCTCAGTTCCAAAGAATCTATGGTTCTGAAATTGTACCCGATGGTTCTGTATCAAATATCGAAAAGGCTTTGCAAGGTGGTTCTAAGCTTCGTGTTATTCGAGTACTTGGCAAGGGAGCTGCTCAAGGTACAGTAACTGCTTCTCAGGCTGCGGCAAGAAAAGCTAAAGATTCAGAAGATGGGATTTCAGTTGCTTCTGCTGTACCCGACTCGGCTAAACCCTCTGCTCTGATTACTTTCAAATCAGGTAGTACTACCTATAGTTTTGGATTAGTAACCAAGGGATATGGAGATCCCATTGGTAGTGCAGATACTTTCCAGGTTGGTTTTTATAAGCAAGCTAATACCTTGTATTATAAAATCTATTCGGCTAATGGGCAAGTACTTGAACAGGGTCCAGTAATAACCTACAAAACTGCCGATGATAACAATAATACTTCGGTAGATTACCTTGCTCTTAGTGCCTTTGCTAAGAACTCGGAATATATTAAGCCGGTAATTACTGCAGGTTCCTCTTTTGAAAACCTAATTAAGTGGCTTACCGATGATATCGACGGTACTAAGAATGCTATCACTATTACCGTGGGAGATGCTGCACCCTCCGAAACAGAGAAACTGTTTAATGGTACTATCGGTAGTGCAGGTTCCACTCCAACTGCCGAAGAATGGATTGCTTCACTGGACTTGGTAAGAGACTACACAGACTTCTACCAATTGTTTATTTCACATATCTCTCAACACTTGGAACAAGATTCAGAGGTACTCAAAGTATACAAGGCTGCTGCTGATATGGCAAAAGAACTGATGGAATGGGTACTGTATATCGAAGTTCCCAAACACTTAACCCATTATACTCAAGGTACTCAGGCAAGAGATTACAAAGCTCAGGTTACTTGGGTACAGACTTGCCTTGGTATTGTAGGTAACTCTAAGTACATTGCCTACTTTGGTGGTGGACTTAAGTACTACAACGAAAATGGTAATCTTCAGGATTCCGATGTAGTGGGTACTATTGTTGGTTTGGGAGATGCCTCTGCTACTCAATATGGTCCTTGGAAATCCTTTGCAGGTATGAACCGAGGAGTTATTGGGGATGCAGTTGGTCCAGTATGCCCCAACTATGGTTCTCCTTCTCGATATAACGAACTGAACGCCCTTGCTCAGAATTATATCAATGAGATGGTAATCAAAGATACTCCAGATGCAGGTAAGCAAACCATGCTATGGCATTGCTTCTCTTCTCAAGTGAAACAGGATTCTGAAAGATTCCTTTCAATTGTAAGATTGAATCTCTATCTGAAGAAGTTCCTTCGCCCGGTACTCAACAAGTATATCGAAGAACCAAACGTTTGGAGTACTTGGAAGAGAATCTGGTTGGAGGTTAAACCTACCTTGGATTCTTTGGTAGACGAAGATGCTATGACCGAGTATACCTGGATGGGTGACCAAGATGCAACTTCTTGGGATGACCTTTCGGTTAATAACGAAGCAGATGCTCGTCAGGGTAAGTACCGTGCTATCCTTAAGTATAAGGATGTAGTTCCTATGCAAGAGGTAACTATGGAGATTGTAATCGATGCAGCTTCTAAGGCAGTATCAATCGTAGAAACAAGTAATAACTTATAAACTCATAACACAATGGGAGCAAAAGTAAAAAACCCACGGAAGAAATTTTTGTGGAGCATCATGTTCCCCAAACACCCTATCAATACCTATCTATTCCAAAGTTGTACTTTGCCGGATATTGAGATTGACCAGGTTGCTCATGGGGACGTCAATAGAGACGTTAAAACTGCAGGTAGGGTTACTATAGGTAATCTTATTGTAGAGAAACTTATGACTACTGCAGGTTCAGACACATGGCTTCATGATTGGCTTTATGCTTGCCAAGATCACATAGTTGGTGGAGGTTTGGTACCAAGCCAATATTGGGAAACGGCTATTGTAAATGAACTTGCCGAAGATGGAGTCTCGGTTCTTAATACCCACGTCTTCGAAGAGGTATGGCCATGTAAGATTACCGGCTTAGACTTGGACAGAATGGCTTCAGAGAATACCATAGAGTCCATAGAGTTCTCAGTTGGTACTGCAGATAAATACTAATTCTTTAGTCTATTTTCACTAAGATTCGGTGGAGGGGTGGGATTCCTGTGATAGGAGCTCACCCCTTTCTTGTTGTTATACGGAGTACTATGAACATTTGTAAACATTAAATATATCAAAGTTATGGAATTTAGAACATTTAGATTTACCGGACCCTCTGGTTTCGAATATGAAATTAGAGAGCAGAATGGAGCTGATGAAGACATTCTCAGTAACCTTTCAGACATGAAAACTTTAATGAACCTTACCAAGTTCATTGCAGCAATCATAATTAGAACTAATGCCACTCCTAACGGTAAGCTAACCGTTGATGATGCTCTCAATCTACCAGTCAATGACCGCTATGCAATTATTTTCAATTCTCGTATATTCTCATTGGGAGAGGAAGTAGAATTTGAATATGACTGGGGTAAAGAGAACGGTGGTAAAGTTACTTATGGCCAAGACCTTCATGAGTTCCTTTTCGATTATTCAGAAGTACCCACTGATAATAGGGTATTTGATGAAAAACCAGATGCCATCCCTTATTATCCAAAGGGTATTCAATTAACCGGTCATGAATACCTTCTTTCATCGGGCAAGAAAATCAAATTTGATTGTATGACTGGTAAGGGAGAACAAGAGTTCATGAAGTTACCCTTGGATAAACAAACTAAGAATGCCCCCTTACTTTGTCGGAATCTTTACTTAGAAGTAGACGGTAATTGGGAGAAGGTAGAAAACTTTACTCCTTTTACTGCAAAGGATATGGCTGAGATGAGAAAGTATATAATCTCTATTGACCCTATCTTTAAGGGAGAGTCCCATATTACTAATCCCTTAACTGGAGAAGAAAGAACTTATCCTATAGTTTGGGCACCCAATTTTTTCTACCTGACGGAAGAGTAATGTTAGAGAGTGATTTTGTTTATATCACCAGAGCCGAGATAGCCTTAGACTATTTCGGCTTTTTACGTCTTCCGTATAGAATCAGGAAAATATTTAAGGAAATGGCCGAACAATATTATAAACAACTAAAGAAAAGAAAATAAATTATGAATACCAGTAGGAGTATAGTAGAGGTCGGTGTTGCCATGGTATTAAAAGACCGATTCTCTCAGGAGGCTGGCAAGATATCTAAGTCATTCAGAACTATGATGAATGACATGAGTACCTGGAATAGAGGTATACAGATGTCAGCTTCTAATACAATGGACTTCGGAATGCAGCTCGTAGGGGGAATGGCAAGGGCCTATAAATACTCTGCGGGTGTTCAGAATGAAGTTTGGACTGCTTCGAAAATTGCCGGTGCTACCATTGCAGAACAAAGAGAGATGTTACAATTGGCAAAAGATGTCAATGAGATAACTCCTCTTACTGCTTCGGATGTTGCATCAGGACAAAGATACCTGGCTATGGCAGGTAATAAATTCGATGCTATTAAAGAAATGATTGGGCCAGCATCTAAGCTGGCTTCAATCTTTACTATGCCAGTGGGACAGAAAGGTGGTGTAGCTGACTTGATGACTAATATCATGTCAATGTACCAAATTCCAATGGGAGAAGCCGCTAGAGTAACCGATGAATTATATACTGCAGTTACTAATGCAAATATATCTTTGACAGACTTAGCCCAGTCCATATCTTATGCAGGAGCAGATATGGCAACTGCTGGAGTAGATCTTCGGCAAACGGCTGCTGCCATCGGTGTATTGGGAGATATGGGTATACAAGGTTCTATGGCAGGTACCTCTCTGGCTAATATGATTCGTTACTTACAACTCTCCCTTGTTAATCAAAAAAAGAAAGGCTATAACGCTTTAGCAGACTTGGGCTTAAGTCCGGATGAGTTTTTCGATGCTCAGGGTAACCTTATAGATCTTTACACTATCTATCAGAAATTTGCCAAGGCGGCAGTGGATTTACCTTCACGGATAGAAACACCAACTTTCTTCAATATCTTTGGTGTTCGTGGTAATCGAGGCATGCTTCCAGTACTTAGAGATATTGCTTCTGGTAGAGATAAGATGGGTAAGATACTTGCAACCTATGACCAAAACATGGGGGCAGTAAATAGACTTAATGAAGAACGTCTTAAAACTGATGCGGGTGTTATCGACCAATTCGAATCGAGTTTAGAAAACTTAACCGTTACTGCAGGAGCGGCTTTGGGTAGAATATTTACCCCAGTACTCAATGTGGGTAATTCTATCATCAAAGTAATAAATTCTATCTCTGAAACTTGGGCTGGTAGCTTTGCTCTTAGAGTAGGGGCTACAGCAGTAGTAGTTGGTACCATCGTTGCAGGGTTTAATACTTTGAGAGGTATTATAAGGTCGGTTGGATATTTACAAACTATTGCCACGGCTTCTACTGAGGGTATGTCTGCAGCAGCTATTAAGACGAACGCCCAATTGGCTATCATGGAAGCTCATATGATAAGGATGGGAGGAGTTAGTATGAATAGAGCTGGTAGATTTTATAATACCAAAACTGGTAGATTTGTTAAAACCCCGAATCCTGGAATGCCTCCTGCTACTTCACTCATTGGAGGTGTAGTTGGAGGTACCGTAGCTAACCAAGCTGGTAAACAAGCTGCTAAAACTGTTGCTACTAAGGGTTTAGCTTCAGTAGGTGGTAGGTTATTAGGATTACTTGGTGGACCCTGGGGAGCTGCCATTACGATTGGATTACCTTTATTAGTAGAAGTAGGTAGTAGACTTATAAGTTCTGTTGATAGGAATACCGATGCTCAATCTAAAGAAGACCCCTCTGCTATCAGGGCTCAAAATGAAGAAAGGTTTTTAAATGCTATGAGAGCAGCTATTAGAGATGGATTAAAAGATGGTAAGATTAACGTCAGTGTAAATGGGGAAATATTAGGAGATTACTCCTTGGGCTCTCAGCAAGATTATACAGGTGTGGCATTAGGACTTTAAAATTAAGATACTATGGCTAGGATATTAAATAAAGCAGCAGGTAAGGTTGTTGAAAAATATAATGATCTTACGAGGGATACCGCAGGGGTTCTTACGGGTCCCCTAAATAAACTATGGAGAGCCAGGATATTACTCAATAGGACTACATCCACACTTCCAAAAGATGATGCTCTAAAGGGTAAACTCTATGACCCTAATGGGGTTGTGGGAGAGGCTCAGATATCTTCAAAGAATCCTACATTAAATAAACAGCTTCAAGCTAAGTGGAGGATGGAATTACAATTCCCCCGAATGGAAGAGGGGGAAGGAGTAGACCCAGCAAAAGGGAATAAGAACACAACCAATTATAGGAACTTCGAAGTCAAATCGGATATTAAATATCAGAATCAGGTAAGGATATATAATTTGACCGCTAATCCTACACAGTATATTACTCTACAGAATAGACCTCCAGAATTGGACTTTCGTGGTGAAACCACATGGGCAACTATTAAGTCCATGGGACGTAATACTCCTATGTATCATTATACTGGGTCTGAGGATATAATCCAATTTAATGTATCTTGGTACTGTAATGATCCTAATAATCCAGAAGAGGTATTAAATAAATGTAGGTTATTGGAAGCTTGGTCTAAATCTAATGGCTATCAATCGGCTCCTCCGATTGTTAAGATAGAATGGGGGGATTCGGGTATATTCAATAATCACTACTACATTATTACTTCGGCTACTTATACTTTGAAAAATTTTCAGAATGGCAGTAGGATTAGGGTTCCTGGGAAACCCGCTACTTTTGGAAATGGTAGGTTATTACCTGCAGCAGCTACTCAAGAATTAATATTCAAGAGAGTAAGTGCATATAACTTATCCTATGGAGACTTTATAAATTCAGATTCACTTAAAAAGACGGAGGGTATTAAATTATGATAGATGTTAATCAATATCTGGTTGGAGATAGCCCTTATAAAAATGCCTATGCTCTAAACTATGGAGATGGGGATTATTCCCTAGAAGCTCCTATCCCCTCAGTTCCTTCATCCTCAAATGATATTCAGCATACGGTTAAGGATGGAGAAACTCTTCAGAATATAGCTTTTAGGTATTACGGAGATTCTGGGAAATGGTATATTATTGCTGAGGCTAATGGTATACTAAATCCTTTTAAAGAATTAGAAAGTGGAACCCTTATAAGAATACCTTCTTATGGCAGCTAAACAGAAACCCATCTTATATAACGGTATGGGACAACCCTACCTGGCTTTGTTTGATTTTAGAGGTATGCCAATAGTAAATCCCATTACTGGCATACCTCTTGGAGCTTATATTAGTACATGGAATTATAGGTATGATGAAGAAAAGGAAAATTTAGCTACTATAACCTTTGATACTGGTGACCCAGATACTGTAGATATAGACTCTTTACAAGAGGGTAGTGTAATATGTCTACAGTGGGGATATATATATCCAGATGGGCAATTTATATCTGGGCCCATCAAAACAATCAAGGTTAGAGATTTTGAAGCTAGATTTGATTCCACAGGTACTCATGTAACTATTAAGTGTATTGATTCTATCGGAGATTTAAGATTTCAGCCGCCATACAATTTTTCTGAATCTCCAGGAAATAGTTTATCGGCTTATCTAGATAAGGGATGCGAGAATGGAACTGGGGTAATCATAGAAATATTTCAATAATGGAACAACAAATTAGTAATAAAGTATATGAGTCACTACAAGTGCCTACAGAACATGTACGTACTACTACTGGAAAAGTACTCTATGCTAACCGTTACAGTGGAGTAGCAGAAGTAGCAATGCCAGAAGATTTAAAAGCTTTAATAGATAGTGACTTTGGGTTAATCGGTAAAAATATCTTGGTTCAATTAGAACAAAAGATGAAAGGGTATACTAATGGACCATGGTATATAGATTCTAGAGATGGGGTTATTTATATTCATAATAGGAAGTTTCATGAAGAGCCGGTAACTACTTATACCTATCAGGGAGAGAATGGAGAAGTATTAAGTGTCCATTTTTCTACTCAAAAGGTAACTAAACGAGTTAAAGCTACCCTATCTCCAGTAGTGAATCCAGAAAGTAAAGACCTCGAAGTACTAAGTACGGGAATTGATGATGAGGAAAAATTACCTGAGATAAAAGCTAATGAGAACAATGGAGTTTATTATAAGAATTGGCATACCTCCGTTGGCAAATATGGTGCTGAGAATAACCCAGCTGATATCCCCACGATTAGGCAAATGCAAATCAACCATGCTCTAAAGACTGATCCAAACCTTATTGCTGCTATAGAAGCTAGAAGGCAGTTGAATGATGAATGGAATTCAGATGTAGCAGAGTATTCAGCAGCTAATCCTGCTGAAGCTTATCGGCAAGGTAAAGAGAAATTCCTTAATGAACTCAGTACAGATCAGGTACGTAGCATTATTAATAAGACTATACAGAAGGAAGAGTTTCCTTCTGACAGGAGAGCTGCATTGAATGCTGCTCTTAAGAATGTTACTAACGGCCAGAATTTAAAAGAGGATTTATACAATATCCTTAAAGATACCAGATACTTATTTGAAGGTAAGGAACAGATGGAGTATATGGTAATAGAGGATGTTGACCCAAGAGATTATGACCCAGAGCATACACCTAAAGGAGGAGCTACTGCTTGGGGATTGGAAGATGAGGAAAGTGTCTATCGTGGTATCTCAGCTTTAAAGAAAGGCCCTTATACTATGGTCATAGATGATACTCCAGTCATCAAATATAAGAACCCCTTAAATAAGAGCTTAGGTATATACAGTGTTACTGTAAAAGTCCAGCATTGGAAGAAAGCCGATGTAGAGGTACCCTTATATAAACTGTATAGCAATCTATTCAGTAGATATGGAGGAATTGATAAATGGGCTTGGGCAGCTAATGCAAATGCCAATGGTGGTTTGAAACATACTGAGAGTAAACTCATATGCCAGATGCAGGTAGTGGGAAGACCTTTATTAGCCACTTCTCAAGTAATTATTCTTGAAAATGTTGGTAAACGATGGTCTGGGCCCTGGTATATAAAACAGTGTACTCATTCAATGGATCCAGGTCAAGGGTATATAACTAGTTTAGAATTAGTTAGAAATTCTAGTAGAGCAGGTTCTACTACTGCTAAACTTGGATTATCTACTCAATCGGTAGTAGCTAATGATGCTAAAGCTAATGCTAAAACTTCTAAGGGCCAGGATAAGAAAGCTTTGAGTAATTCCAGAGAATTAGATTTAAGCTGGACTTATAATGAGGTAGCTTACTTCATAGAATCCGGTATTATGGATAAAGAAGGCAATGTACTCGACCATAAGCGTAAGGATGAACTTCTTAGAAAGAAAGCTTATTATACGGAAGTATTAGCTAAGACTCCAATAGAAAAAGCTGAGGGTATAGCTATAACCTCTGGTAGTTTAACTACTTCTTCGGGTAAGGTATTACCAGGTAAGATAACTATTAAAGATATTCAAGTACCAGATGATTATTGGGTTAAGTTTGATTACATGGAAGTAGCCTTAAGGAGATTTAAAGAATATATTAAAAATAAGGAGGTGAAGTAGTTATGGGTTATGAAACTGCAAAGATAATAACAGAAGAAGGTATAGAGGGCATCGGTAGATATTACTCTGTATATCGAGGTATAGTTGTTAATAACAGTGATACCGAAAAGAAAATGAATCGGGTTGAGGTATGTATCCCCGAAGTGATGGGTGGTACTACTGCATGGGCTTACCCAAAAGGTCAACATGGTTCTATTAGTGGCGGGTTCAAATTTTTAACTCCCAAAATAGGAGATATAGTATTTATTACCTTTGAATACGGTGACCCCACTAAACCTCTATGGGAATATCATGGTTGGGGAATTAACCAAGTACCACAACCGTTAGATGGCCCAAACAAAATGGGTATAGTTACTCCTGAGGGCAATCTCATTGTAATAGATGATGATAATGGTACATTAAACCTTTATTTCAATGGTAACATAGTTGTATCTTCCGAAGCTAATATAGTGATATCATCTGAAAAGGATATTAATGTATCTTCTGGGGATTCAGTAATATTAAATACGGGTGAGAATGGTGGAGTAATCAATATATTCCAATTAACCGAGAAATTAAATCAAACGGTTAAGGAACTAGAACAACTTCGAAATATGTTCAATTCTCATGTACACTCTGGTGTAACTACGGGACCTGGTTCATCAGGCCCAACCCCAACTCAAATAATTAAACCTTTCTCACAATTCGTCGTAGACGATTATGAGGATAAAACCTGCATACACTAATGGAAAAGAATTACTTTACAGACTTAGTTGGTATAGGTGTAACTTATCCTATCCAACTTACAACTAATGAAAATGGGGAAAGAGGTTGGTACCCAGTAAACGGGGATTTTAAACTTATCCGGGATAATATAAGTTCGATATTATATTACATGATAGGTCAAAGATTCCGACAGGAAAACTTTGGTAGTAAACTATGGCAATGTATTGAGGAACCAAACTCACAAGCCCTAAGTTTTATAATTAAAGAGTTTTTAAAACAAGCCATAGGTGCATGGGAACAGAGAATAACATTCCAAAATATCACAGTTACTAGAGTTGATGCAAAAATACACATAGAAGTAGCTTATGTAATAAATGGAACAAATTCTAGTCAGTACCTCGATATCACCTATGATAGGTCAGATAATTCATTAAATACACAATAATATGGGAATCACAAATAAATGGCTTAACCCATACCAGAGGTCTTATCAACAGATTAAGGCCAAGCTGGTTGAATCCCTTATGAAGCTTAAAGACCCTCAGGGTCAGAAACTCATAACGGATTATTCGGAGGGGAATATCTTAATTATCATCCTCTCATTGTTTGCGGCAATTGCCGAAGTACTTCACTATTATGTAGATAATATGGCAAGGGAAACCTTCCTATCTACTGCAAGAAGGTATGATTCGGTAGTTAAACATGGAGCTCTGGTAGATTATCATGCTCGAGCAGCGATTGCTGCTACAGTAGATGTAATCTTATCCAGAAGTATTACTGGTAATTCCATTGGAGCTAAATTAACCATACCTCAAGGAACTCTATTTACGGATTCCAGTGGTAACTCTTGGTTATCTGCTAGAGATGTAACTTGGTATTCAAATGTAACCACATGTAAAGTACCTATAATTCAACATGAGAAATATACTGCAAGTGCTCTTAATAATATGCTAATACCTACTGGAGACAGGGTAATAGTTCACCTTGGTACATTGCCTAATGGTAAGTACTATGAACAGGGCTCTATGTCTTTACAGATAGGTGGAGAAACTTGGGTATTGGTAGATACCTTTGCAAAATCAAAGCCAACGGATAAACACTTTATGGTTTCAGTAGATGAAGCTCTTAACCCTTATATAATGTTTGGGGATGGAACCTTCGGTAAGAAACCTGCAGCAGGTGCAAAGATAACCAATGTAGTATTCTATTTAACCAATGGTTCTCAGGGTAACGTAAAGAGTAATACTATTACATCCGTACCCTCAATCATTTCTTCTTCAATCACTGATGCTACTGTAAGTAATGCTTATGATGCTGGAGGAGGTTCAAACTATGAGAACTTTACAATGCTCAAGGAACATATACCTTTGAGTGTAAAGACTCTGGGAGTAGCAATTACTAAGGAGGACTTTGAAAGCTTAGCTATGTTAGTAGATGGTGTAAACAAGGCTAAAGCCGATTATGAATGCGGTAGAAAGCTTACAGTATACATTAGCCCCGATGGTGGAGCTGTTGCTTCTTCCGAATTAATAAATAGGGTATACAACCTATTATCTCAAAGGGCACCTATGACTACTTGGTTAAAGGTTAAGTCTGCAGGTAAGGTTCAGATTATTCTGGAGATGGATGTTACTGGTAAGAAGTCTTATAAGACTGCCGAGATACAAACTCAAATTCTTACAGCTTTATACAATGCCTATTCTCCAGAGCAAGCTCAGATAGGTGGAAGCGTAAGGGTATCAGACATCTATGCCCTAATAGATAACCTATCAACTGTAGATTACCTTCACCTTACTAAGTTCTATATTAAACCCTGGCCTACTACCATTTATGGTAATAAGGAATTAAACCTTGGCCAATTTAAATTGAACAAGGCAAAGGGTTCTATGACTTACTACATAACCTTCAATTCCTCAACTACTTTTACAGTACGTTCAGTATCTAATGGTTATGTAACTACTGGCTCAGTCGGTAGCTCTATTCAGATTATAGATAAAGCTAATGGTTTTGATTTCTCATTGGATATCCAAAACAATAGCTATCAATCAGGTTATCGATATTCTATTACAGTATCTGAACCAAACCATGATTATGAAGACCCTGGCTTTAATTTGCCAGTATTCGAGAATGCTTCACAATTAACATTAACCGTTAACGAAATCGTATGATAAACCTCAAAAATTTAATCGACTTTTTACCTTTTGAATATAAGGACCAAGATACTTATAAGGTAAATGGTAAAGGCATCTTAGAGAGGTTTCTAGAAATTTGTGGAGAGCATTTTGAAGATTATATTACAAAGGATATTGAGAATATATTGGATATTATCGATATAGATAAAACCCCAGATATGTATCTCAATTTCCTTTGGCAATTTCTTGGAGAAATGCCCTTTGCTTATGGGAACACGATAGATGCACAGAAATGGGCAGAGTACTTTAATGGGTTCTACTCGGATAGTAAACTCCAGGAGTTATCAAAGCTTTGGATAATACCCAAAGAGGGACCTTTTACTTTAACCAGTACTCAGGTAAGAAACATCTTGAGATATTCGGTATCTCTTTTCAAAATAAGGGGTACATCAGAATTTTTCGAGATCATGATGAGGTTATATGGGTTAACCTGTGTAATAACAGACCCAGCAAAAGCCGATGGGTATGATGGTTGGATAAAAGGTCATCCCCACTTTGACCAATACTATCAGTACGATAGTAAATATACCTTTGATAACACCTTTGATTGTTCTCAATGTATTTCCGTAAGTTTTAAACTTACTGGTCATGGGTATACTTCTAATTCCGAGGCTTTTAAAAAATTTAGGGAAGCCGTAGAAAGTTTCTTTACTAGATTCATACCTTATCATGTATCCTTCACTATAGATTACGGTTTTGTAGTAAATGATGGGTATTCGATTAAGGCCGAGTTGGTAAACCCAGACCAACCCAACTTAGTTACTTCAGAAGTATATGAAGTACCAGTATTGGTAACTGTAACCTCAGATTGGGTGAATGCAGATTTGAGATATCAAATATCGAGTGATAGAATTAACTGGGGTTATACTAAACATGAAAGTGGTTCGGTATTTAATATTCCAAGGGCTGGTACTTATTACTTTCGAAGCGTTGGGGATAATTCTAAGATAACCCAAATTACCGTAAGGCAGGAAACTTATAACCGTTCATATACTATTTCTTGTGAGCCCATAACTGGTAAAATAACCCCAACTACTTTAAAGGTTAGTACAAGGGTGATAGCTAGAGTATCCTATAAAGGGACAGAGAAACTTTGTAATGTTCGATTAGTGGGCACCGATCAAGTAAAAATATCGGGCTCAACTTGGGAATTTACAAAACCCGGTACTTACTTTTTTGAGATTGTGGAATTTCCTGTAAAACAAACTTCATTTGTAGTAACCCAAGAAGAAGTTACTTATAAGGTAAGATGTACACCCTCAGAATTTAGAGTTGGAAATAATCAAACTATGAAGGATGCAGTTACTACTTTAACCATAACTTCAAATTACCCAGAGTCATTTACTGGAGAATTATATTGTAGGTTAATAGGTAATCCTAAGACTTTCAAGAATGGGGATAAATTTATTGCTAACAGCTATGGTACTTATAAATTCAAATGTACTTTAGATAAAAGAGAAACTGATGAAGGTGTGGGTATCTTTGAAGTAGTTTCAGGTAAAACTGCTATATATAGGATCAGTATTAATCCATCTACATCTACTCTATATAACGGTTCTGCAAAAACTACCGTAATAATACAATGTATTTCGGGTAATGGTGATGATTACCGAGTTAAAGTAGTAGAAACTGGGGAAACCTTCAATGCTGAAAACGGGTATGTATATACTACTAATAGAGCAGGTACTTATACTTTCCAATCTGTAGCCTACCCAACTGCAAAGACTACTTGGGTAGTTAAGAATACCCCAGTTGTATATCAGAACAAACTAAAGATAGTTCCTTCAGATCCTTCAGATTCAAAGTGGAAAGAACCTAACTGGTCATTACCCGAAAGCCAAATTGATGATACTTATGCAGTATATCAGTTATTGGATGAAGTATCAGCTTGTAAATTTAGCCTTGAAGAAATGAAAAACGGGGTCAATGTAAGTGGTACTGCAACTTGTGATGAAACTGGGGAAACCTATAATCTTGAATCCGAGATTGTATTAACTAAAGCAGGTACTTATACTTTTGTGGCAGATGATGGTTCTTCATTAAGGTGTCAAGTAATATTGGAAGATTACCCTACTATTATAGAATTAACCGTTGACCCAAGTTATGCCGAATTAAAGGGTACCATTAAACAAGTATATTGTTTAATTAGGTGTAGTTCTAATAAAGCTGAATTCGATAGTAGAGTTAGACAAGTTGGCAAAGTAACTACTTTTGATGCTGGTGGAGCCGGATATGAATTTACTACGGCTACCGCTGGAGAATACCTTTTTGAATCAGTTGCCGATACTTCGGTACGGGCTAAGTTTACGGTAGTAGATGCTGATTTATTAAGCGTTAATCCTCCAAAGTTGGAATGGGAATCAGATGACACTTCTGAGAAGACATTTACCATTACCACTTATAGTAATCAAATGTGGAAAATTGAAGAAGTATGATAAAGAGTGCAATAGACAATGTAACAGAGACTACTACTCAATCTCTGTTCAAGACTTCAATGATTGGTTTATTTGGAGAATGTACCCAAATTATTTATGACCTTAGGTGGATGATATTACTTGCCATAATATTGATACTTTCAGATTTATGGTTTGGTATATCTGCAAGTAGAGTACAAAATATAGTCATTCGAAAGTCAAGGGCCGGTAGGAGAACCCTAAATAAGCTGGTTGATTATATTTGTTATATCTTACTTGGGGCTGTAATTGGGAAAGCTATTGGAGAACCCTATGGAGTAGATCCCATAGAAGTATCCATTACTGTAATGATATTATGCTACTGCTTCGAAATAGATAGTATCTATGGACATATATGTGAAATACATGGCATTAAAAAACAATATAGTATCTGGAAGATAATCTTTAAGCTGTTAACTCTCAAATTTAATGAACTCGGAGAAGCTTTCAGGGATATGGCAGAACAAAAGAATAACTTTAAAAATACAAAGAACAATGAAAACGTACTTTAAGTATGAAGGTATAATCAAATCTAAGGAAGCAGCAGAGGCAATTGCTGCTCCCTCTGGTTTGGGACCATTCTGTGGATTTGGCTCAGCCACCATAAATGGTAATAAATTGGTTGTTTCTCCTCAGGGAGTTTCTGGTAGTAAATTTGCTAATGTAATTAAGGATAGGATTACAGCAAGGTATATGTCTAAAGATTCTGAAGATGGAGAATTACCCGATATAAATTTTGGGTGTATTTCAAGAGATGGCTATATATTTATCTCTGATGAACAAACATTGACCATCGAGAATATTCGGGGAACCCAAGGGTCCACCGATGAAGTATTACTGTTTGCAGTACACACTACTATCTCCGAACCCGTAGATAATCCAGTAGATTTTGTAGCTTATTGGAATGAATCTTCAGAAAGTTTCTATGAGTTATATAAAAAATCTCTAGATATATACTACCCAATTTCTGAAGAGAATCGTAATCCCAATGTACTTAATAATGATATTTATTCGGATTATAGTATGACTCTTAGTAATCTTCTAGAGATGGTAGAGACTGCTTGCCCTTATTATTCTAATAATAAGAATTCTGTTGTTCTTATTGGGATATATGGTAAGGGTACAGATGCTATGACTAAAAGAAATGAGAACTTTGCTATTGTACCCTATCAGGGCAAATTCCAGGAGATCCCATATACTACTGCTACTCACAGTATGATGAAAGAATCCATAACTAAAGTAGAGAAAATGAATACTGGGTTTCCGGTAGAGGATGAAAATGGGAATCTATTGAATATTAAGCAATACATTGATGGGCAACTAGAAGCTCTCAGAAAGGAATTCTCTGATTCTTTGAATACTGCTAGTTTACCCATAGGTTCTATCATTCTTTGGGAAACCGATGTAATACCAGATGGTTGGGTAGAATATACTAAGGCAGCTGGTAGAATAGTTATTGGTTACCAAGCTGGAGGTGTTCAAATTGGGGATGAAGTAATGTTACAGAATGTTGGAGATTACTATACACCAACTAAGGGTAATTTCTTAATCTCTATTAAAGGTGATGACCTTCCTAAGCATAGGCATGCTCTTGGTGTATCTAAAGGTAAACAAGATAATGCCAATAACTGGGAGAACGTTCGTCCTCAATCTTTCTTTAATAGGGAGACAGGATTGAATGGTGATTTCGGTAGAGGAACTCCTACCAAGGGTATTCAGGATGGTGCTATCGTAGTAAGCTGGAATCTATTAGGGGAATCTTTCTTACAAGAAACTTCGGTAGAAACTTTGGATATTGAGAAATTGCCACCGACTATTACATTACGATATATCCAAAAAATATCATCTCATCATAAAGTTGTTTATTAGTTATTTAGTAGTATTAAAACTCATGTGTATTATTTGTATTGTTTAAGAGTAAACATTTGTTTTCAATCTGTGTTTTGCGTAGTAAAAATTAATTGGGAGAGGGACGTTGGGAAACGCCCCTTTTCTTTTGTGTTAATACTTAAGTTCTTCTTTAGCTCGGTCTTCCCAATATTGTATATCTTGCCTAAGTTCTGATATATATCTCATAGATTCATTAGTCTTAGGCATTTCGAAAAATTCGATAAGCATTATATTAGTTATTCGAGTACTATTTTCAAGCCTTTCCTTGATAAAAGGGGGAGGAGTAATTAATACCTCAAACAAAAGATAGGCATCTGGAGAAAGCTTATCCTTCATATAAGTATACATCATATCAAGCATTTCTGATTTAGCTTTCTCTTCTTCGGTATCATCCTCTAATTCTTTATCATTATCGAATAAGTCATCGAGTTTAAAGAGGCTTTGATTATACTCTGCCTGTTCTCCGTATGCAGAACGAAGTAATTTATTTTTGAATGTACTAAGTGATGCAAGGATTCTTGCTTTAAGATGTTCTTCAGTACATTCACCATAGTATTTGTTGAAAACAAATAACATCTTATCCCAGAAATAAGATTGGATAATATCCGGTGTAAGATTAAACCGTTTATAATCAATCTGTCTGGTAAGGTTTCTAATTACTGGCTTACAAACTTTATAAAGTCTGTTGAAAGTAGCTTCATCATATTCTTGCATAGGTTTTAATCGATGAAGCTCTGAACCGTTATTTCCTTTACTTTTTCCCATGTTTTTAAATATTCGTTATGCAAATATAAGTATTTTTTCTTATATAAAATAATAATATTAAATATTCGGGAGCTTAAGGTAGTGGATTAGTAGTTTCTAGATAGATGTCAACATACTTAGAACTATCTCGGTACTATCAAAATCTATTAGTTTATATAATATTGCAATATAGATATGAAGAAATTTAAAGACAACATCAAGTTCAGTTTTTCTCCTGAGTTTCAGTTCGAGATACTCAGGTTTGTTTTAAAAGATAAGGAAGGAGGATTAGTACTCAAAAGGATTAAATCCAATTACCTGGTTCTCATAGAACACTCCCTTATCTTCGAGGGTATATCAAAATATTTTAAGAAGCAAGGCAGAATGCCCTCCGAGAATATCTTAAAGGAAGTATTAAAAGAGTTACTAGAATCTAAAACCTATGTGGATTTGGTAACTAAAGATGATATACCTAATATCAATAAACTAATAAGTAATCTCTATCATATACCACTATCGGATTCTGATTATATAAAAGAAAAGATATATCAGTTCTCTACTTATGTTGAGATGAAGAACTTAAATGATTCCTTCGATTTGGATAACTTCGAACAATACGAAGAGTATTCGAGGAAGATTGAAAAGGTACTTCAGAAAAGTAAACCTAAGAAAGAGGATGAACCCTTATATATGATTCGGGATATTACTGAGAGACAGTTTAGAAGACAATCAGAACCTTCAGTTATACCTTGCCCATTTAGGCAGTTGAATGAACTAACTAATGCAGGAGGTTATCCAGAGCATTCCGTTAATGTAATACTCGATAAACCCAAGGCAAAGAAAACCTTCTTTATGGTAAACCTTGCAAGAGGTTATCTCAGAATGAAGAAGTCAGTATTATATATTGATACAGAAAATGGCCAAGAACAAATCATGGACCGTTTCATTCAATCCAGTATTAATAAAACCAAGAAGGAATTATATTCTGGTGAATATGATAAACTTGAGGCAAAGCATTTAAGGAAACTTGCAAGGTTTGGAGTTGAATTAGTAGTTGAGCGTGTACCAGCAATGATTACTAATACCACTTATATAAGGGAAAAGATAATTCAATTTCGTAATCAAGGAATCGATATTAAAGTTCTTATGGTTGACTACGCTGGTAAGCTTGCATCAATAGCGGGTGATAGAGAAGATTTCGAAAGGATATCTAATGTATACGTAGACCTTCAGAATCTGGCAGAGGAATTACATTTAGACATTATATGGACTGCTCATCACATTACTCGTGAAGGTAAAAAGCATAGGCTTACTAGATATGACGAGAATGATATATCTGGTTCAATTGCCATTGTTCGTAATGCCCAGGTTATCATGGGTCTTAACTCTACTGAGCAAGAAGAAAAAGATAATATTCTTCGAGCTGAGATAGTAGTACAAAGGGATGGTCTTCCTTCCGGTAGAGCATTATTCAAATGCGATGTCGAAAGGCAAAGATGTACGGAATTTACAAGGGAACAACGTAAACAATATGATGAAGTGTATTCTGGAGTATTAGATTCTATGATGAAGAGTTCTAAAGATAATCCCTCTGCAAATAAAGAAAAGTATGAGAAGAAATCAGGTGATATCTAAAAGAAAGTTAATCTCTAATATAGTAGGGTGGCCAGATTATTATATTTCTAAGAGAAGTAGGTTATATAGATACTACCCTAAAAGAAAAGTATGGATGTTATTAAAAGGTACCCTCAATCAGGGTAGGATATACCATATATTAAGAGATAGTAATAAACATAAAAGGGTTCAGGCTTCTAGATTAGTAGCCTTAGCTTGGGTACCTAACCCAGAGAGTAAACCTCATGTATGTCATAAAGATAATAACCCTTGCAATAATATACATACTAATCTTTATTGGGGTACACAGAAAGAAAATATACAACAGTGTATCAGGGATAATAGATTTAGACCTCAAGGTAAAGTACCCATATCTAGAAAGGATATACTTAATCTTAATAAGGATTATTTAAACGGTGTTACTATAAAGGAACTAAAACAGAAATACAATATAACCCATATTCATAGATACGTTAAAGAAACTAAAAAGAGATATAGATTAGGACATGATAGGGTACGAGAGTTAATTAGGGATAAAGCCAAGGGTTACTCCAATAAAGAATTGGGAGAAAAGTATAAGCTAAGTAAAGCTAGTATTAGTCACTACTTAAATAGAAGTTTATGAAAATAACTAATCAGTTTAAATCTAGACTAAGGACATACTTTATTAAACGATTGGGAGCATTCGATTATAAGCACGGATGGTTACGCATTCCCACTTGCCCATATTGCGGGAGAGAACAGAAGTTGGGAGTTAACCTTTCTATGTATAGAACCAATTGTTTTAGATGTAATGCCCATCCTTCTCCTGCTCAACTAATAATGGACATAGAAGGATTTACTGAGTACCATGAACTAATTAATTTTTTGAACAATGGACAATTTGATGAACTACAGTTTAAGGAAGAGAAAATCGAACTTGCCGAAAGTAAGCCCGTATATCTCCCAGATGGATTTAGAAATATTTCGCTCGGAGACAGCCAACTTGCAAAAAGCATTCGAGGGTATGTCAAGAAACGCGGCTTTAATATCGAGAAGTTTTCAAGATGTGGTATCGGATATGGAACAATGGGTACGACATATGGGTACCTCATCATCCCCTTTTATTACAAAGGCCAACTTAGATATTATAATGCTCGAAATGTTATCGGCAAAGGGCCCAGATATAATAACCCAGACAAAGACATCACCGGTTTGGGAAAACAGTTTATCATCTTTAATCATGACGCATTGGAGATGTACAGGTCGGTATTCATTTGCGAAGGAGCACTTAATGCTCTCACAATCGGGGATAGAGCAATTGCCACAATGGGCAAAGCTATTAGTCAGTACCAAGTCAATGAACTACTTAAATCCCAATGCCAAAGATATATTATCCTTTTAGACCCCGATGCCAGGTCTTATGCTGTTAATCTCGCACTTAAATTAGTAGCTTATAAAAAAGTCAAGGTAGTATTTCTTCCAGAGGGTTTTGATGTAAATGATTTGGGAAAGAAACAAACACTTAAGCTAGTATATCAAACAAGGTATCAAAGTTATCAAGAACTGATTCAAATCAGAAACTCTTTGGAGTAAGGATTTCCTATTATATTATAAAATAATATATTTATGCGTGAACCATCTATCCATATAACTAAGTCTCAGTTTGAGGAAATATTAAATACCTTAGAGGTAGATAATTTCCCAGTTGAGGCTTTTTTTGTTATTGCTCGAAAGGAGGCAATAAATCATAGAGCAGTCTTAGTTTCTAACAATAAAAATACTAAGCGAGTTAATAACATATTACTAGCATCTAAGGGGGATGCTGCCCTCGTTGCTGATATTCTATATGCAACCCGTATAAAGTTAAAGCATAAGGGAGTTCGTAAAATAAATGAAAGTAATTCTCGAGAATGGGCAAATTGTAAAAAGCTTGCAGAAATATGTAATACCTTCTGTGAAGATTTTAAATTTGATACCCGGGAAGGTTTTATAAAATACATAGAGATTGGGTTAAAGAGAATGACCGATTATCGAAACCTAATGCAAAGGTTAATATCCATGCAGGATAACATTACTAATCAAGTAAGTGCCGAAATTGAATTAGCCGAAGACAATGACCCAGGTTATACTAAGGATATTCATGATTACTTTATTAAGAAGATAGCTAATGCTACGGGTATTTATGAATCCTATGAAAACCAACCAGAGAAGTATGTACACTTCATGAGGTTAGGTAAACTTATGGGAGAGAGGGATTGGAACTCTATTTGGTTCATCGATGCTCAATTTGAATCCCTTGCATGGTGTAATGGATTACCTGAACCCAGTCAGATGTATAATGAGAAAGCAATCGAAAGATACAACAAGTATTTATATAAGAATAAAAATAAACAATCACTTGAAGTAGAACCCGAAGTTGAAGGTTCCCTTTGGGATAAAATAAGAAAATAATATGAAAGGTTTACAATTTTTAGGAAACAGAGTGGAGGATGCAGCTAATGCTTTTATTGATGTCCTCAAGTATTCAGACCAGTCAGTAGATTATCCGGATTTTAAGGATATTGAACCCTGGCCTGATGAGATAGTTAATATGTTCTATGTAATTTGGAAGAACGCCAAATTCTCAGAACTAAGTGCAATCATTATGTATACTCAGCAGTCAACTAGATTTAAAGAGATTTCGGAATTGATGTTGGGTATTGGATTAGTAGAAATGAGACATCTCGATAAGATATCAGATTTCATACAATTGGCAGACCCTTATGAAGATTACTCTGTAATCAACATTAATCCTACAATTGAAATAGGTTCTACTTGGGAACAAGCTTTGAAGATTGCCTGGGATTCCGAAATAGAAACTATCGGACACTATAAAAAGATTCAAAAAGCAATTGCTCAATACAATGAACGCCCAGATTATGATGATGTGAATTATTTCCTTGAGAAATTGATTGCCGATGAAGAACATCACATTAAACTTCTTATCTTAAGGAAGCTTTGGGAGTAGATAAAGGTACTAAGGGAGTATTAAGTAATATGAGTCAAGTAGCAATTATATATAAAGAATCCCGAGATAATTATATCTCGGGAAATTCCTATACATGGTGTCCTTGTTGTGGTAAATGCTATATATTATCCGAAGAGGAAGTGGTAAATGCCATAGACAATGATTTATCAGTATATGCCGAATGTTCTTGTGGTAATTCATTTTACATAGAAACAGAAGATGAGCAAGATAATTATTCAGAATGGTAATATGTGTGAACTCGACTTACCTCTTAAGTTCGCACAGAAACTTTATAATGAGTTTGCCATTCGACACCCAAATGCTTTCTACTTACGTACAAGGCAAAGAGGTATGCAGAATTGGGATGGTAAGATTCACTACATCACCAAGACTGGTCAATTTAAAATAGGTTTGCTTCCTAAGGTATACGATATGTGTATTGAGATGGGAATTAAACCTAAAGTTGTAGATATGCGTCAACCTTTACCTAAAGTCAGTAAAGTTGTTACGAAGATAGGCAAATATAAATTAAGACCAGAACAGGAGAAAGCAGTCAAGGCTGTAATTAATAATACGATTGGAGGTAAACCATTTCATATCGGAGTATTGGATTACACGGTTAATGCAGGTAAAACTCTTATTATGTCGTCTTTGTATTTATCCTATAAGAAGCAGTTGAAGACTTTGTTAATAACTAATGACTCGGATTGGTTAAACCAAGCTAGAGAAGAATTTAAGCAATATCTACCCGGAGAGGATATCACTTTTGTTCAAGGCAAAGTTTTAAACTGGAGTAACTTCACAATAGGTATGGTTCAATCTATTTCTCGTAATATGAGGTTCTATCAAAAAGAGTTATCTCAAATAGATATGGTACTTATAGATGAAGCTGACCAAGGGGGCAGTAGGCAATATCAGAATGTAATCACCCGGTTATTCAATACTCGTATTCGTATAGGACTATCTGGTACCATCTATATGAGTAAGCTTGCTAAAGATAAAGTTAAGAATATGAATCTTGAATGTTTCTTTGGTAAGGTACTTGCCGAGTTTAAACTTAGGGATTCTATTAAGAAGGGTTATTCAACTAAAATTGTAGTAAAGATGGTACCAGGTAAACCCTGGTATGGGAATTGGGAATCCGATTGTATATCTTATAAAGAGATATATGATGATTCGATTACTAACAGTTATACTGCTTGGTTAATGGCATATTCCAGATTACGATGGAATATTAATCAAGGCAGATATCCTGCTCTCGTAGTTTGCAAGCATATTGCACATTGTGAAAATCTATATAAATTCTTTAAAAAGAAACTGGGCGATGCCTATAATATTGCCTATGTGCATGTTAATACCAAATCTAAATTAAGACAACAAATAATGAAAGATTTTAGGGACGGCAAAATTGATATCTTGGTATCAACTACAATCATTGCTCGGGGCAAAAACTTTCCTAAGCTAAGGTATTTGCTTAACGCAGCAAGTATGGATAGTCAAGAAAAATCTATTCAGTTCCTTGGTCGTTTGGTAAGAACCGATAAATCGAAAAAGAGAGTGTACCTTGATGACCTTCACTATCCTGGTAATTATTTAGATAGGCATGGAAAACATAGGAAGCAATATTATCAGAGACAAGAATTGAAAATAATCTTATTAGACAAACTATGGAAGAAACATCCTAACCATGGCCTTATTCAGAGTTAACTAGAAGTACTATGAGTAATTACTTTTCTCCGTAGGAGGAAATAATTACATCCTAATAAGCATACGGGCATTATGAATAAAGATAAAATTATATGTATCAGGGAAGATACTGATGAACGATTAATACAATTACAATCGGAAGGATATAGAATAATACAAATATCCGCATCAGGTATCTACTGCTGGATATTATTAAGGAAACCAAATAACAATAAAGAATAATGAAACTGATAGACCGAATATTAAATTATATGAACCCACCTGCCAGTAATCCCAAACATGTATTCAATTGCAGGGATTTGGCATGGGTAACCCATATTAAACACTGGAGATATACCCCGGATGTTTATACCCATTCATTTAGTTTATATTGGGGATCTGGATTAGAGATCAAATTACAACAAGATACTACTGACCCAGAATCTTGCCCAGAATTATCTAAACTCAGGGAACTATTTATTAATAACATTGGTTATTCATATGTAACCTTAGATGATATTACTAACATATACATTTATAAAGAAAAATGAGATGGCAAAGAAAAAGAAACAACTTCCTGATTTATCAAAACATGATGTACTTACACCAATAGATGTTAGTCAATTGGGTACTAACGGAGATCCATGCTTTGGTATTGGGTATGATTTATCCACTAAAGAATGTAAATTATGCGGAGACTCAGAACTATGTGCATTCAAGATGTCCCAGAACTTGAACATTACAAGGAAAGAATTAGAACAGAAGAATCAATACAAAGATTTGGATGTATTAGAAGACACGGTTGGTATCAAGAAATACATCCGAGGCTTGATTCGGAAAGGGAAAGACAGAAAAGAAATTATTACCAAAACAGTTGAGAAATTCGAAGTACCTAAGAAACGTATTAGAGAACTTTATAAAGAATGCAATGAGAAAAATTGACATGATATGGGCTATGTTTAAAGTATACTTTAACAACCCCAATTATTTAGTAAAGCAAAGCGATATACTTGCTAGTTTGTGTATGGAAGGTTCTACTGATGTATTAAGAATGTGTAATTCATTGGGAGTACATGTTTCCAGACCTGAGAAATTAATCTTTGGACAACTTTTACATAAATGTAATATATTATGAACAGATTCAGATTTATCAAAGTAAGGGAGGTAATATCTCCAAACAGAGCAAACCCCAATGATGCTGGGTTAGATTTTTATGTACCAACTGATTTATACCCAGAGCATATTCATTCTAAAAATGAATTCGACTCCGAAGGTTATGATTTAGATGTTCCTTTTGGTGAAGCCTTTGTAAGGCATATAGCTTTAAAACCTGGACATCGTATACTTATCCCCTCTGGTATCATGGGATTGCTTGAACCACCTGCCTCTATGTTAATGGCTGCTAATAAGTCAGGTATAGCCACTAAGCAAGGTTTACTCTTTACAGCTGAGATAGTAGATTCTCCCTATGTAGGAGAGATACATATCGGAGTATATAATGCTTCTAATAAGGCTCAAGTTATCGAATGTGGCAAGAAGCTTGTACAGTTCATACATGTTCCCATCTACATCACAGAGCCAGAAGAGATTCAACAAGAAGAATTCTATACTGAGTCTCAAATGTGGGGAAGTAGAGGAGATAAGGGATTTGGTTCATCTCAAAATAAATAAAATAGTGGAAGATAATATATTAGGATTCCCAGGATATCATATTACTCGGGAGGGTAAGCTTTATAATAAGGGACATCCCGTAAAGACTTTCTTCCATAAAGGATACGAACGTACTAAACTTAGAAATAATAAGGTATCTAAGAATGTAAAAATACATAGATTAGTAGCAGAAGCCTATATACCTAATCCGAATAATTTACCAGTAGTAATGCACTTAGATGACAACCCTTTGAATAATCGTTTAGAGAACCTTAAATGGGGTACTCAAAAAGATAATGTATATGATGCCATTAATAAGGGTAGGTTGAAATTAAAAGGTATAAATAATCCTATGTATGGAGTAAGTAGAAGAGGTCTATTTGCTCCTCATACTTCATTAACAGTACGTAGTATTCGAAGATTAGAGAGATTGAAATTAAAAGGTAATACTAACAAGTACATAGCTAAAAGGTTGAAGGTTAGTAATGCTACTGTTGGTAATTATCTTAATGGTAAACATTATAAAAGTTAACATTTTGGACATAAGAAATATAAGTGAACCAGTACCTAAAGTAGAAACTAATGGGGTACTATTAAAGATGTATGAATTGGGGTTAGAACAATTGCAGGGATATAGGCAAATAGAACAGTTACCTGATTACCCATTTGATATCAATAATGCAAAGAACCAGGTAATACTCAAGGACTTTATAGGTAGGGTAATTGAAGAACTTACCGAGGGTTTTGAATCTACCGAAGAAGTATTTGAATTATGTCAGAAGAATGGTTGGAATATCGAGATGTTCAATGAAAATGAATGTCAATTGATATTGAATTCTCTTGCTAATGCAAATGAAGAACAAGCAGATGCTTTAGGCTTTTTCTTTACTCTTCTAGTATATTCAAATATACTTCCTGAAGATATTCTTAGCTATAATAAGGCAAAGAACTTATTTGATGTGATGGCTATGGGTGTTAAAGAGTTAGTGGTAAAATATTCCGACTACCAGAATTTATTGAAATTCGATATTATTTGTGAAGAGGATTTTTTTGATGAAGATGGTAAATGGGAACAAATCATCTCTTACATCCCCGGTTTTCATAAGATGAATGCATTATCACATGAGGCAGAGAAGTTATACTTATGGGAAGTGATATATGAATTGAACAAGGCAAGGAATTTCCTTAAGTCTAGACCTTGGAAACAAACCCAAGTAATGACTAAAGAGATAGACTTCCAGGAATCACTGGTAAAAGCTTTCTACCTATATATGGGATTCCTTGCATTGAATGGGTTCACAGACCAAGGGTTATTCAGTTTATTCTTTAAAAAACAGCGTCTCAATAGATGGAGGCAACAAACTAATTATTAACATGTCAGGATGGAACCATAAATTAGAGGGACTTCAACTTAATCCGGAGGAGTCCCTCCATTCGTTAGAATTTGCTACCTCACAAGAAGCATGGGAAAAACTCAATGAGGGATTCCTAAGATTAGAGCCTGCTTTATTTGCAAAGGGGGCTATTGCCAATAGTGGGGTAGCAGTAGTGTATAATGTATTCATAAAGATACGCAAGGCCTGGGTAGACCCAGAATTTGATTATGGAAGATGTTTCAATTATAAAGAAACTAAGTGGACTAGCTTATTGAATAACTACATAGACTTTAATAAGCTTGACTTGTTGCGTAGTAAACTGAGAGTACTGAGAAATAAGTACAATCAGAATTACAATATAACCTATATGTTTAACAATCATCATGATAACGGAAAGCAATGTCTAATAGCAGCGACTTTTTCAAAACGATTCGGGGAGGACATCCCAGTTATTACAATGGTAGTTCGGGCTTCGGAGATTACCAAGAGGTTAATATTCGATTTCCTATTAATTCAACGAATGTCAGAGTACGTATATGGTCCGGATCAGTCAGTACAAATCAACCTATTCGCGACTCAAATGTACGGAAATGTGGAGACACTTCTAATGTATCATACCCATAAGCCATTGAAGAAGGCACTTAAGGGGGCAGAAGAGAATGCTTGGAATAAGAGGATAAAAGAGGTATGGAAGAAATTCCAAAAGGGTACAGAGAAGGAATTCTCTTCATTCAAGGTATTCTTTAGAAGTTTTAAAGTGCTCAGACCAGATTTATATGAAGAAACATATAAATCAATGAAAGCAAAAGAATTACTTCTTGAATACGAAGATATTGAATATCCCGAGAATGTAATTTCTTACTCTCAACGTAAAGCCTATAAGAAGAAACTTTTAAAACAAAAGAACAACAATGGAAGCTAGGGAATTTTTAAATCAGAAGCGGATAGGATTAGTAAACAAATTCTATTACCAAGTTTTAGAGATTAAAAAGAACGGTGCAGAACCAGATATACCCTTGTTAATGAAAGAGGTAGAGGATTTCGATAATTTTGTATTTCGCTACTGGCATATGACCTGGGTTAATTCTACAATGTCATACAGTTAAATATTTATATAATATGAGGATATATTCTAACAGTTTTGAGTTAATGTCCGAAATGGGCAGAGAACTCAATAGTTATGGTCAACTTGTAAAACCAAAGACCTATCAAAATAAAGTCATTGAAGGTAATGAGGATTTTATTACTAAAGAACTCATTTGCCAACAATATTGCTTAACTTCATTGGGAGACCCGGTATGGTTATTCGTATTCTCTCATTCAAGAGAATGGGCAGATGCAGAGTTCCAAGAAAGAATATCCCCTAATGATATAAATCCAGGAGAAGCTTGGAAATTAAGAAAAGATTTATGGGAACAATTCCTTGATGATAAGGGTATGTTCGATTACACATACAATGAGAGAATGGGTGAAGTATTAATAAAAGATTTAGTTCGTCTTTTAAAGAGAGACCCAGATACAAGAAAAGCAATTATACCAATATTTGAGCATGATGATACCTTATACTATGGTGGTAGACAACGTATTCCTTGCTCTATGTATTATGATTTTCTTATTCGTCAGAATAGTAAGGGGGAGAAGGTATTACATATTTGCTATCACCAAAGAAGTTCTGATTTTGTTACTCACTTTGGTAATGATGTATACCTTGCATGGAGACTTATGAAATACGTAGCTAACGAGGTTGGAGTTAAACCCGGTTATCTGTATCATACTATTGATTCCCTCCATGCTTATAAGAAAGATTGGTTAGCATTATCATCTAATCTGGAAGACTTACAAGAGAAATACTAATAATGAGGGATGTATCTACTATAGGTGGGTATGTCCCTTTTTCTATTTTAAAATATGGAAACACGGTATCATATTATAAAGAACAAGAAAGAGCTTAAGAAACTTATTGCTTGTTGTAAAGCTACGGGTTATGCTTGCTGTGACTATGAAACGAATGCAGAACCTATTTATAATAAGAGTTTTAAACCTACAATTCTCTCTGTATCTTGGATGCCTGGGTTTGGTGCTTCTATCCCCTTAGACCATTTCCAAACAAAAGCTTATACTTCACCAGGTTGGAATTGGAAAAAGATGTTAAGGAAATTTGGGGAAGAAGTAATTGAGAATTATGAGATAACTAAGGTTGCATGGAACTGGAAATTTGACGACCAGATAAACCAGAAGTATCATATATTCTACAGAGGGACATGTTTAGATGGGATGCTTGCTAAATATGTTCTCAACGAGGAAAAACCTCATGACTTAAAGTCAATTGTAAGAAGATATTTACCAGAGTATGGTAATTATGAAAAGCAAGATGCCTTTGATAAGATACCATGGGATAAAAAGGAATTGGAACCACTCTGTCATTACGGTTGTCAAGATACGGATTATACTCTTAGGTTAATGATATTTTTTGAAAAGAAGTTGGTTGACTTGGGTATGTATTCGGTATTCCGTAATTTATTTATGTGTAATTCACGAGTACTTACTTCGGTAGAGAAAGAAGGTTTATATCTAGATACTGAGTTCAATAAAAAACTTTTAGAAGAATATAAGCCAAAAATAGATGCTGCTAGAGACGCAATATATGCTTTGCCAAGAGTAAAGAAATTCGAAAAGAAGTACAACCAAGAAAAGATTGATAAGTATATTCAATCTATCGAATCAGAACTTGAAGAGTTAGATTATAATGACCCAAAGGATAAACGGAAGATTGCATCAAGGGAACAGAAAATTTCAAATATCAAAGCAGGTATATTCACAACTAAAAAAGAACAAGAACTAATAAGACCTATTAATTTGGGTAGTCCCGTTGATTTACCTGCATTGATGTATTCAGAGGATGGATTCCATTTCGATGTAATTAAAGATAATGATTCTGGTAAACCAAGTACTGATGAAGAAACTCTTACTAATCTTAGGCTAACAATTAAAAAGCAAGATTCACCAAAGGCAATATTTCTTGATAAGCTTCTTGAATTACGAGGGTTAGAGAAAATGTATAAGACCTATATTTATGGATGGTGGGAAAAAGTACAAGATGATTCCCGATTACATGGTAGGTATAATATACACGGTACAGATTCTAATAGATTTAGTTCTGCAGACCCAAATATGCAGCAGATACCTAAGACATCAGTAGACCCAAATATCAAGAAACAATTGATTGCCCCTCCTGGATATCTATATATGGCATTTGACTACTCTCAAGCAGAGTTAAGAATGATGGCACACTTATCAGGTGATGAAACTTATCTTGATGCTTTTGCAAAGGGGGCTGACCCTCACTTGGGTATAGCAGCAGCAAAATATGGGGTATCAATTGAAGAAGCATCTAGGATATATGAAGATGAAAATCATCCAGACCATAAACTATGGAAGACTAGAAGAAAACAAGCTAAGCAAATTGCATTCGGTTTGATTTATGGTATTGGGGAAGCTTTACTTGCAGTAAAACTATCCGACCCAAAAGCTGGTATTATAGTTACTAAAGAAGAAGCCCATAAAGAAATGGCAGAGTTCTTTGAGAAACATCCAAAGATACTTAAGTTCAAAGAGAAGCAAGAGAAATTCCTTCGTAAGCATGGGTATTATACTCAGTTATTTGGTACTAAGAGAAGATTACCACAAATATACTCAAATGATAAACAAGAAGTTGCTTATGCCATCCGTTTGGGACTTAATTTCCCATGTCAAGGTGCTGCAGCAAATATGACCAATTTTGGAGCTATCCTTGTTTATTGGTTAATGAGACAAGGTAAATTACCCATGATGAAAGAAGCTTGTACGGTACATGATGCAGTATATATGTATTCTAAACCAGAAGATATAAATACCTGGACTGTATATACCATTTGGAATATCCTACGTAATCCAAGTACTAAGAAGTATTTCGGTTTTCAAGTAGATGACGTAACTCTATCAATGGATTTTACAATAGGCCGGTCTATGGCAGAAGAATTACCATTTATGCCCGGATATGATTATACTAGAATGTTAAAACCAGACTTTTCGGTAGAAGAGTACATGGAGGAATACCATAAGTTTAAGACTCGTAAAATTGGTAATTTTAGTGCAGCTTCACCAGAAGTATTTATGGAACTATATAAAAAGGAAATCCATAAATATCAACGAGAATATGAAAAATCGAGAAAAGGGTAATATACCCGGGTTTAGTAATTATTACATATCCCGTACTGGAAAATTATACTCGAAATTTACTGGTAGTTGGAAATTAGTAAAACCTGCTATGAAAGATAATGGTTATTTATCTAACTCTTTAGTAGGAGATGGTGGTAAACGGAAGAACTTTTATAGACACAGGTTAGTTGCTTCTATTTACATCCCTAACCCAAACAATTATCCTCAAGTATGTCATAAAAATAACAATCCAGAGGATAATCGGGTAGGTAATTTATATTGGGGTACAGCTAAGATGAATATGGGTCAGTGTATAGAAGATAAAAGATTCTATTTTGTTGGTAAAGAACGAGAACGTAAGGTAAATGTAGAATTATTAATTTCTAGGTATATAGAGGGTATACCAAGAAAAGATATACTAGAAGAATTCGGTATATCAACTGGAGTATTATATAAAATATTACGGTATAATAACATAAAACTAAGGAAATGAAGAAGATTTTAAACGGGCCCACGGTATGGAGGGCTAAATGCCCAGTATGTGATTGCGAATTTGAATATGACAATAGTGAAACTTTTGGGGTTTATAAAAAATCGGGCGATTATTTTAGGATAGTACAATGTCCTAATTGTAAAACTAATATAAAGCATTCAGATTCAGTATCTACCATTACAGGAGTGAAAAGAGAAGATACTATGTCTACATAAATAATATAAATTTATGGAATTATGGCAACACAGAAAGAGATTGATAATGCAAGCAAATTAACTGCCCTTACTTATATGGTTGCAGGGTGTTTAGGTTATTCTATCGAAAACTTACTTAAGTACTTAGATGTAGTTAATCTAAGGTTGAGTGGACAAGAAAAAATGTTACTTAACCGATTAAAGACTCAGTTATCTCAAGTACAAACTAATCTTACTACTTTAGAGGGATTAGCTTTTAAAGTAATGGCTACAGATGAGGATGGTAAACTTGCTTATGAAGATGCCACCCATATTTATTGGGCTGCATTTTTAGCATTACTAGATAGAGGTGGTACTGATAACTTATGCGACTTAAGATTAATGGCTTTGGTAGATAAGATAAGCATCTATAAATCTCTTCTTAATTTGCCCGGTATGAAACTCTCTTATCAAATGGCTTTTGCTCAAGTAACTAAAGCAATAAGCAAAGGAGAATTTAGTAAAGAAGACTTTAAAAACCTATTAGAAGTTTATGAAGACGGAACTGAAAAAACTAAAGGTTAAATTTGAAGGTAAACTTATTGAGATTGATATACAAAAGGAATTATCTATCAATGAGAATATCATTAATTCTCAGCTACGAGAATCTCCTTCTAGTTATTATGTACTTGCTTCTTTGAGAGATAAATATATAAAAGAAAGGGATGCTCTAGCAAGGGAAAAAGAAGAAGCTTATTCGAATGCCTGGTTATATTATAAGGATGCTAATGAAAGATGGAATAACGAATATGTATCTCATAAGGCAAACCTTAACAAGAAATACTCTTCTATCAATGAAAGGTATTTAAAAGCTGTAGAAAAAGCAAATAAGTTCATAACTATCTGTAAATGTTATGAGTCACGCGAAAATATATTAAGAACTATTAATGCGAACCTAAGAAAGGGTTAACCTATTGAACTATAAACAATTACTAACTTTTAAAAACAGTATTAGAATATGAATTATTCAATGACATTTATCTCATCTCTTGTAGCTGAGAAATTTAATCAAGAATTACCCGGATGCCCAACAGAAAACCGGGTACTTATTTTATCTCCCAAGGAGGTAAACCAAACTAAATCTGGTTTGATTATCCCTGAACAAGTAAAAGAGGGAGTTCCTCGTAAAGGGGTTGTAGTAAAGAGTGGGGAAATTACCGAAGAATACAAAACCTACCGAGAATTGGTTGCTGTAGGTAGAATAGTTACCTATGGTTTGTATGCAGGTAAAGAACTTGAATTCGAAACGGACAAACTATCTCCTGCTCTCAAACAACTTTTAGAGAAAAACGTTCTTACCGTATTGAGTATGAACGAAGTAGTTTACTCAGAACCGAATAATTAAAACTAATCATTATGATAAAAGACAAGAAGAAAAAGAAAGTTTCATCAGAGGGACTTTCTACAAAAGAAAAGATGCTAGCTAGAAAGAAACAGCTAGAATCCAAGGGAAATGGTAGTGGGTTAGTATATCCAAAAGAGGGAACTCTGAGGATGAGAATTAAATCTCCGGGTGATGACCAAGAATTGGGTATCGAAATTATTCAATTCTACCTGGGTGGCAATTTGGGAGGAGTTATATCTCCGGCTACTTTTGATGAACCTTGCCCATTCATGGAGAAATACCAAGAATTGAAAAACTCCAAGGATGAAGATGACAAGGAACTTGCCAAGAACCTGGTACCAAGAAGAAGATATGTTATCGGTGGTATCATTTACTCAGATGAAAAGGGTAGTAAGGTAGATTACGAAGGCAAAGATAAGGGAGTTTTAGTTCCTCGCTCAGTATACCAGGATATCATTGACCTTTACCTTGATGAAGATGAGGCAGGTGATATGACAGATCCAAAAACTGGATACGATATCAAGATAATTCGTTCCGGGTCTGGTAAACTAGATACTACTTATTCTGCCCGTGCTTGCAAACCAACCAAGTTGGATAAGAAATACCAAGGTACAATTGACCTTGAGGGGATAGTTCGTTCTCAAATCAAATCCTATGATGAGTTGGAAGATTTACTTTCACAGTATCTAAACGAAGACCATGGGGATGACGATGATGATGATAAATCCAAGAAGAAAAAGAAAAAGGGAGTTCACAAAGACCATTACATGGAAGATGATGAACCCAAGAAAAAGAAAAGAAAATACAAATCGGATATTTAAGGGTTAGTAATATGGTTTCATTCGAAGGTGGTAATTAGATTCGTTCTGTTATCACCTTCTTTAGTTTAAAGACATTACATTATGGCAAAGAAATCTAAGGTTGGTTTAAAAGTACCAACAGCAAATGAGATGGCAAAGAAATATGGAAGTATGATTAAATTAGCTTCAGAAGTTACTGATACTGATTTATATATACCATCTACTTTCTTTGCTCTGAACTACTTATTTGGTAAGGGTATTCCTTATGGTAAAATCGTAGAGATTGCTGGAGAAGAATCCTCTGGTAAATCTTTGGTGGCTTATAACTTTGCTTATGCTACTCAACAACTTGGAGGTCATGTGATATGGGTAGATGCTGAACAATCCTGGATGAATTCTTGGGCTGAAATAAATGGGGTAGACCCCGCAAGAGTAACCATTGTTAATGATACCCGTATTGAATATATTGCAGACGTAGTGGCAGACTTAGCAATATATTTACGTTCTCAATTAACTCACAATGAACCGATACTCTTAGTAATTGATTCTATTGCAGCTACAGACTGTACAGATAATATAGATGCTAAGATGGTTGATGGTAAAGCAGAAATGGGAGGTAGAGCAAAGGCTCTTTACAAATACTTCCGTATCAGAAGTGAGTTATTCTACAAGCTGGGAGTATCTCAGATTTATATTAACCAATTAAGAACTGCTTTAAATGTCGGATTTGGAAAAGATAACACAACAACTACAGGAGGTGCTGCACTCAAATTCTATGCTTCAATCAGAGCTGCTTTCTATTCGGGAAGGTCTGTTACCATCAAACAAAATGGGAAAGAAAGGAAAGCTGGAAAACTTGTCACAATTAGACTTATTAAAAATAAGGTTGCTCCTCCTAGACCTACAATTAGTAAATGCCCAGTATATTTCAACCCTAAATTCCATGAGGTTGGATTTGATAGATGCTATGCTTTAGAGGATGTATTAGTAGATACCGATGTAATCGAAAAAACTACTGGTGGGTATAAATTGAAAGGGAAAACTCTTGCAAGAGGGGAAGAGAAATTCCAAAAGCTTTTGGAAGAAGACGATGAACTTCGTAGAAAACTTTTACGGAAAGCCGGAGTAAATACCATAGGTACTACTAAAAAGCAACTGGAGAAGATAGAAACAAATATATTCCCAGTCGATGGTGTAGAATATGAAAACTATTCAGATTCAGAAGAGGAGGAGGAAGACGATGAATAAGAAAGAGGTAGAAGGTATAGAGAAAGTAATTAAAGAGTACCTTAAGAAAAATTTGAGAATGGAATCTAGGGTTAGGTATCTAGATGCTTATAGCCAACCAGAGAATTATTTAGATGTATATCTTGGAGAGGAAAAGATTCAAGAAGTTTCACTTTATGAATTAGATTTTGGACGATGAGCAAGAAAACAATATTACTGATTGATGGGGAGAATATTCTCCATCAGTCTTTTCATAAGTTCGAAAAACTTAAATCTACCGATGGCAAACCGAGTGGGGCAATATTCGGATTTTTCAAATCTCTACATATGTATCTTACAAGGTTCGAACCGGATGAGGTTTATATTTCATTCGATAATGGTCATTCACCAGTAAGGACGAAGTTATTGCCCAATTATAAGGGACATAGAAAAAATATATCTGTAGATTACGAATCATTGCAAAAGCAAAAGGCAATTATAATGAAAATGCTGGGTATGCTAAGAATTAATTATATCTTCGATAAAAAGAAATCTACAGTATATGAAGGGGATGACTTCTTAGCATACCTTGCAATTAAAAAATTCCAATCCGAGAAAATGATACTTATATCATCGGATAAAGACTTTAACCAGTTGCTATCAAATAACCTGAGGATATATAATCCCAGAAAAGATGAGATGATAAGAATGGATAACTGCAAAGAATTATTCGGTTATCATTCTCATGAAACGGTAGAGTACCTTGCAATGGTTGGAGATACTTCCGATGATATACCAGGGTTCCCGGGTATAGGACCAGTAAAGGCAAGGAAAATCCTTGATGAGGGTAGAATTGAGAAGTTTATTGCCCAGAGTAAGAATAAAGAATATCTTCAAATATGGAAAAGGAATGAACAGTTAATCGACCTTTTCTGGTTTGTAAGACATAACCCATTGGATAAGTTACCAATTAAGTCAAAGAAGAAGTTTAAGTATGAGAAATTCAAAGAACTTTGTATCGAATACTCTTTAGCATCATTTTTGACAAATGAATTTATAAAACCATTTAAAGCATTACATCATGAGTAAGAGAATTATGTTTGTGGGTCCCTCTGGTATAGGGAAAACTACTTTAGCTAAGTATGTAGCTAAGAGAGAAGATCTACCTTTTATTTCTGGTAGTATGTCAGATTTATTACCTGCTACTGAAGGGGTATCACATAATGAAATATTATCCCTCGGTTCGGAGGCAATGTATAAAGCAGATTTTCAACTTCTGAACAAAAGGAATAGGTTATTCAAGGATAGAGAATACTTCGTAACTGATAGGAGTTATGCAGATTTGGCTGCTTATTTTTGGTATAAGCAATCAAGAACTTTACCAGAATGTGAAATGGAACATTTTTTCTGTCAATGTAAGACTTTAATGGAAGATCAATGTGATGTAGCAATCTTCTTACCATTAAATCTAGATACTTATAAGCATTGGTCAATGGAAGATAATGGTAAGAGAATACTTAACAGATTCTTCCAAGTTCAGATATCATCTCTTATGGGGGAATTGCTTGCAAATTGGGAAATACCCACTATTTGTATATCTGAGCTCGATTTAGGTATGAGAACGGAACAAATCAATTACCATTTAGATAGGATATGGGGAAAGAAGTAATAGCAATAGCCTTTTCAGATTTACATATAAATCTATGGGCTAAGTTTAATGAGAACAATCACAGGACCCTGAATAGTTTCAGGGTTTTGTCGATTATACGGAAATTATGTAGAAGGTTTAACTGTCCTGCATTATTTTGTGGAGACTTATTTCATAAGGCCGAAACAATGGACCAAGAATTAGCAGAGATATGTTATAATGAACTAATCGAAGGATTTTGGATATATGCCATATCTGGAAATCATGATATTAAGAAAATAAGTAAGGTTGGTACTAAACCCTTTAGCTGGCTTTATCAAGTAGAGAAGTATGGTATCATGATATTAGATTATGAAAAAACCCAACTATCTTCTACACATAAAGATATTATGGTATATGGGGTTCCTTATATTGATAATAACGTGGGTCTAAGTGAATACTTAAAGAAGTTAGAATTAGATAAAAGTAAAAAGAATATTCTTTTACTACACACCGATTATCCTGGTGCAAAAGATACAGATGGTAGGGAAATAGATTCCGTAGAAAACTTAAATGTGAATGTTCTCAATAAGTTCGATTTAGTATTATGTGGGCATATACACAAACCACAAAGACTATCAAAGAAGGTTTATATGATTGGAGCCCCTAACCATCAAAGGAGAACCGATAGAGATTGTGAATTGGGGTATTGGAAAATCTATGAAGATTTGTCTCTGAAGTTTGTACCTTTGAAAAATTTCCCAAAGTTCATCGATGTAGAAAGGGAAGAGGATATTAAGGATGATGGCAATTATTATACGGTAATCCCTCAAAAAGCTAGTACTCCAGTTAATAACAAACATAAGATTACTAAGCAACTTTCTAAGAAGTCTCTAGCAAAGAGATACCTAAGAGAGAAAGGTATTAAAGATGAGGTTAAAACTAATCTATTAATTGAAACACTTAAAAAGGCTGAGTCATGTTAACGTTCTTAAACTTAGAGGCAGAAGGATTTTGTTCAATAGAATCCTTACATCTACAATTAAACCCAACTTGTACCATACTTATCAAGGCACCAAATGGGAAAGGGAAATCAACTATTCTCTCTGCCTTGGTATGGGCAATATATGGGAAAAACCTAAAGGGTGTTTCTGAGGTAAATACTTGGAAGCAAGTAAGGCCTAAAGATTACAAGGGTACTAAGGTACAAGTATATTTTCAGAAAGATTCTCATACATATAAGATAGTTAGATGTCAAAAGTATGATGAAGTACTTGAGGATGGTGCTAAAGGTAAAGACAGACTTATCTTCATGAAAGATGGGGATATAGTTGATATCAAAGGGAAGGGGAAGATACAAGATTTTATAAACCGAGAGATAGGTTTATCATATACTCTGTTTATGAACTCAATCATGTTTGGTCAGGGTATAAAAAGACTCATACAAGAATCTAATTCTGATAAGAAAAAGATATTCGAAGAAGTATTTGACTTAGAGTTCTTAAACCTTGCTAAAGGCATTGCATTACAAGATAAAAATAACTTGATATCTCAAATAAATGAGGTAGAGCATGAGTCTCAAATGCTTAAGAAAGAATTAGAGGCTAACAAGGAAGCTTACTTCGATATGAGAGATAGAGAAAAATCCTTCAAGCAAAAAATTAAAGAAGAAAGAAGAGAGTTAAAGCAAGATAGGGAAAAGCTAACTAAGCTACTAATTGAAAAACAAAAACAAATCAAGGATGAAGTAGATGCTTCGCTTCAGATAAAGATTAAAAAACAAAATGAACTAATCCTTGATTTGAGGAGTAAGATAAAAGATGCAAAGAATTTATCGAATGTACCCCTTAAGAAAGTAATCAAAGAATTGGTAATACAGTTAGAAGCCGGTCACTACAAACGTGCGTTACGTGATGCTAAATCAATATATAAAGCGTTTTCTGACCTTGACAAATATGATAAAGAGTATCAAGAGGCTTTAGAGAGGTTGGAAGAATTTAGTAGTGTAAATGATAGGTATAAGAAATTAAAATCAGACTGTGATGATATTGCTTCTGATATTGCTTCTATTGACGAAGACCTGGCTAAGCTCAAGCAAGAAAAGCTTAAGGTCATGTCTCCAAAGTATAAACAAAAACTTAAGGAGATTAGGAAGAATTTACGGAAGGTTGATGAAGACTTTCACAATAAAGAGTTAGAGTTAGAGAATTATAACTGGTTAATTAATGACCCATTGGGTAATAATGGGATTAAGGCTTATCTATTTGATTCATCCCTTGAGTTCTTAAATAAATGCCTTGATAAGTATTCAGAGGTATTGGGATTTAGGATTGAATTTAATATTGATTTGGGCACTGCTAGAAAAGAATTTGTTACTCTTATTGAAAGGGATGGGCAAATAATTGATTATGATGAACTTAGCGGTGGAGAAAAAACCCTATGCAATTTCTCTATGGCTCTAGCTATGCATGAGGCTTTAACTGCTAGTAAAGGGGTAAATATTATATTGTTCGATGAAGTATTCGAATCCCTAAGTTCGGATAATGTAGAATTAGTTACTTCTTTAATACGCAAATATTCAGAGGGAAAAACCGTATTTGTGATTACTCATCTTGAGGGAGTGGTATTCAGTCATTCTAAAATATTACAAGTAACAAAAGAAAAAGGGCTATCATACTATAAATACTTGTAAACCAAATTTACAGGCATGAAAAAGTATGATAACATCCCAGGATTCCCAGGTTACTACATAAGTAAGAGAGGGCACCTTTGGTCTAGATATTCCAAGGGAGTTCTCTCTACTGTGTGGATTAAAAAGAAATTTTATTTGAGTTCTACTAATGGTAGGTATAAAACTTCTATAGTTCATGAAACTTTAGGAAAGATTAAAATGAATCGGTATAGATTAGTAGCTTTAGCCTATATCCCAAACCCTAATGGTAAACCAGAAGTATGTAATAAAGATAATAATCCTACTAATGATTATTATAAGAATCTATATTGGGGCACCCATAAAGAAAACTTACATCAAATGATTAGAGATGGGAGATGGTATACTCCTTTCACTAAAGAATCAAATCCTAATAAGGGAAAGAGAGGCTGGCAGCTAAATACGTCTTTGAATGAACAACAGTTTAGAAGTATACTTAAATTAAAAGAAGCTGGGTATACTAATACTGTTATTATTCAAAAGTTAGGTTTAACTAAAATATCCTCATCAGGTATAAGTAGAATCTGGAAGAAATATAAAGTAGGCTATTACGATGAGGTTTTAAAACTATAACGATATATATATATATATAAAATACAATACATTATGAACTCTAAGAATAAAGGAAATCGATTCGAAAGAAAGATAGGTGCTTGGTTTACAAAATGGACCAGGTACAAATTTGAAAGAAATAGAGCAGGGAGTGGAGCTTGGCATTCAAACAAGGACTCCACTTCTGATTTAACCTGTACTGATGAAAGGCATGCTCATAGATGTAAGATATCTATCGAATGCAAGAATTATAAAGAGATTAAGTTTGAACATCTACTCTTAGGTAATAAGGGATGCGATATATTGAAATTCTGGGAACAAGCTTCTAAGGATGCAAAAAGAGCAAATAAAGTTCCTATACTCTGTATGAGATATAATTCAATGCCCTCAGAAGAATTTTTCTTTGTAGTTGGAAAGGATTTATCTTCCGTATTCTATAAACCCCTATTCGATAAAGCCAATATTATGGTAATTGATGTACCAAAGATAGATGAGATTCTTTATGTATTCATGGCTAGTGACATATTGAAGAATGTAAACTATAAGTTAGTACATAAACAAGCTAAGTTAATTCTTAAAAACCGGTAACCTATGAAGAAGCATACCCCATACTCATATTGTATATTTTACCTTGAAAGGAAGTACTGTGATAAAATTAATAAAGAACTCAAAGAAAAGGGGTATGACCAAATCAAGGCAATTATTCCTATGGTAAACGTATTAAGAAAAACCACAAAAGGTAAGATGGTATTCGAAGAAGTACCAGTATTATTCAATTATGGTTTTATGAGAATGCCCACTAAATTAGCATTCTCAAGGCCCTTTCTTAATAAGTTACGTAGGAATATATCTGGTATCAGAACTTGGTTACGTAATACCGAGACAATGCACCCAAGAAAGAAAAAGGTAAGGATTGACAATGCAGAAGACTTTGATGATTTCTCTTTAGTGGCTACTTGTAGTAGAAAAGAAGTAAGGCGATTTAAACGTATTGCTAGAGAGAATAAGAAGTTTTCAGTAGATGATTTAGTCAATGTAAAGCCTGGAGATTACTTAGTATTACGGGGTTATCCTTATGAGGGAGTAGATGCTACAGTATTAGAGGTTGACCATCTTTGTAAAAGGGTAAAAGTTCTTATATACCCCGAAATGGGGAGAATGGAAGTATGGTTACCCTTTGACAACGTCATTTATAGTGTATATTTAAACCATGACCCAGATAAACTTTATGCTAATTCTGGGGAATATGATCCTAATCAGATAACCAATGAAGCAATTGATAGTATAATGAGATATAGGAGAATTTAATGTTATGAACGAAGCTCAACAAAAAGCCTGGAGTTGTTTAATTGATAAAGAACAACAATCATTATTCCTTCAACTATCAGAAAGTAAATCTTCATGGGAAGCTGGTGAAATTTTAAAGTTATCTCATTACAAGTATCTTGAAATCCGGGAACGGTCAGAGAAATTCTTTAGGCTATTCTCGGATTTTTTTGAGAAACACACTTCTATTTTTCGACCAGATTGCCCCTGTGAGAGGAATTTCCAAGATTATATGGAGGGATGTTTAGAGAAACGATTAAAAAGAAAAGAAGCAAGCTTATTCACAGGAGACTCAGCTCAATTACTCCCAAAGGTAAACTCTAAAAATATAGAGAGAAACATGAAGAGGTTAAAGGAGTCTGAGGATGAATGGGACATAGATACTCTAAGATTAATTCTTGAATTTGATAGGTGGAATAACTTTAGAATACTTCCAAGGATGCTACAACAGCCATCTGCATTTAAAAGGCGGTCGAATAAGAAGGATAAGATATATATCAAGTATCTTCTTAATAGAGTACCGGATTGGATGCACACTAAACTCAAGGAAAGGTTTAGGTATAAAGTAAAACCAGGAAAGAAAAAGTATTGGGTAGCTTTAATATCTGAGGACCTATATACCGATGGTTATCTATTGTTACCAGTAAGACCTTTGGATGAAGTAGTAGATGAATTTAGTAGATTTTACATGTATGTATTTAAAACTAAAGATGATGCTGATACCTTTGGTTTTATGGTATCTAAGTTCATGATTAAAACCGAATCTGTTAAGCTTGGACAAAAATTCTGGCCAGAGTACCGTTGCTGTGTGGAAAGAGCAGTAAACTATAATCAAGTGAACAACATAGAATTCAATATTAAGAAATTGGATATGGCTTATAACACACATATCAAGAGAAAGCCTAAAAAACCTAAATCCACTGCTGCGAACCGAGCAAAAACCTCGGATTTTTATAAAAATAAATAGAGAAATAAGATAAGATTAAATTATTTATTCTTATATTTGCAAAGAAAATAAATGAATACTTTAAAATATTAATGATATGGCAAAAAAGAGTAGAAAAGACATGAAAGCTCCATCCAAGGAGAAATCAAATTTCCTTGGTGCTTCTGGGAGAAACATGACTTATAAGGATTTAAAGAGAAAGGCAATAATATTAGGGATGCCTTTCCCTGATGCTTGTTCTGCTGGGGTATTTGACTTATTACATTATATCAATGTATCAGAAGAAAAGCCCGATAAATCGTTAATTGATAAATATGACGATTGGATGGATAAGCAATTAGAAAATATTGGGTATTCGAAAGATGACCCATTAAGAAATTCTCGATTAAGGCTTGGGTTTCTCGGAGAAGAAGGGGAAAATGGGCAAAGAAGAACCAAACGAGTTCCTGGGATAAAGAAACCTCGAGAAAAGAAACCACCAAGAGAGAGGGATGAATTTAATCTTATCAAGGGTACAAAGAAATCTTATGTATTTGAATTAACTGCAAAAGGTTTTGAACTTGATAGAGTTATTCGGAGAATGAAAAAGAAATTCCCCGAAGCAAATGAGAAATCTATCAATCTTTGGTATAGAATGGCAAAGAGGAATATAAATGGTAAAACTAAAGGAAAGTAACAACGGACCCATACGACCAGATAGATATTATATATGGACTTGGAGACCAGATACCACCAATAAGATTGTTACTGAAAAAAAATTATATAGGAAACATCTAACCGGTATACCATACTTTACTAGACACCAAGTAAAGGTTACCTTAGTTTATCTTTATGGTGTAGATGTTCTTCAGTATATCCATATAATATCTGGGAGGAAACTTATAAAACAAGGCATTAGAGAATTATCCGATATGAATGGTAAACTTCTTAAAAAGGGTAGTACTAAATTCTGGTTTAAGGGTAAATTCGTAAAAGCAAGGAAGTTCATAATGCCCGATGAATATCACATAGATAAACACCGACGAAGAAGATTTATGGTACAAATGCACCGAGTCTTTAAGTCTAAAGGAAAAAAGGAATTCAATGAAAGGTACTCAATCAAACTCTATGGACAACGGCAAGGCATATCTCCCAAGTATACAAGGCAAAAGAGATTACAAATCAATCTTGCTATCCTACAGGATTTACAACAGGCTGAGTCAAGAGGAGAAAAATAAATTCAATCTGTTATTCCTGCAGTATCCTCCATTGGTAAGTTCATTGGCTTTATATTTAAGAAAGAAGATGAACATCCCAATACAAAAGGTACTATTTATCAAAGCACAAAGGGATATGCTTGAAATATTCGATGAGGCATCACTTAAATTTTTAGGGTATTTGCCTAAAGAAAGGTTTATTAAGAAGTCTCTATTATTTCAAGGGTTTGTTCCATTAGAGAGTATTAAACTTAGAAGGTCTTATGCTTATATAATGACAAATAGGATGATAGAAAATAAAATATGGGTCTACCCAATTCGATTATCCGATAACTATAAAACAATGATAAAAGGGAAATACAAATCCTATACCGAAGTATTTGGGAAGGTGGGTATTCCTGGGATAACTAAAATTAAATATAGCAATGAATAATAACGAAGGTTTTAAAATCACAGCACATCAACCAGCAAACCCATTTGCAGGTAAGAAGTTTAAGATAGTCACTTATCAAGGTGACAAGGAACTTGCCTCTCAGGCAATAACAATTGAATCTCAATTAGAATTAAAGACAACTCTAGATGAGATAAAACAATTCAATATTGCTCAGGAGGAATTAGTAAAATCTGGGTATACTCAGAAATCCATACTGGTAAAGAAACTTATAACAGAGTGATATAAATAAATTATTAACCAACTTAAACATTACGAAAATGGCTAAGAAGAAAAAAGAAGTGGAACTGAAAGAAGTTTCCAGAACAGAAATCAATGGTGCAATCATCATTAAGTACGAAGACGGCTCAGTAAAGATTATCCCTGCTCCTATCATGCTTTCTGCCGAAGAAGCCGAAGACCTTTTTGGTTCTGAATCCGATGACGAGGAAGAAGAAGAAGAGGAAGAATCAGACGATGATGATGATGATTCCGAAGAGGAAGAAGAAGAAGAGGAATCGGATGATGACGATGAGGAAGATGATGATGATGATGATGATGATGATGATTCCGAAGAGGAAGAAGAAGAGGAAGAACTGACCGGTGAAGAACTTGCCGAAATGGACTTCGAAGAACTTGAGGATGTCTGCGACGACAAAGATCTTGAAACTGACCCAGACGATTACGATGAAGACGGAGTCGAAAAACTCCGTAAAGCAATTGCCAAAGAACTCGGTCTCAAATTGCCGGCAAAGAAAGAAGCCAAAGGTAAGGGCAAGAAAGGGAAAAAGTAATCTGGTAACCGTATTCAAGATTTAAAAGAAGGTAGGGAAATTTCCCTACCTTTACTATCAACTATTAATAAACATAGAAGTTTACTTATAATAACCATTAACTTATAAAACATTAAAAATTATGGCAACAAGGAAATCAGACTCCAAGAAGAAAGGGGATAAGGAAAAAGACCCCGAAAAAGAAGCTAAACGTAAAGCTCGTCAAGAGGCACTCAAGAATCGGCCGGCTGAACAACGCCCTAACAGCAAGCAAATCGACGTTATTGCCATTAACGACAAATCCAAGGTAATGAACTTTGGTTATGCCGTTAAGAACAAGGAAGGCTATCAGGGTGTAGTGGTTACTTCTGTATTGGTTACGGATGGCAAACCGGTATCAACTTCAGTTTCATTCGTTCCGGGAACTCTTACCGTTAAGTCTAAGAAAGGACATGGCGTTATTTGTTCTCCGAAAAACAAAAAGGCTAAGGAAGAAGAAGAGGAAGAATCAGAAGATTAAACTCTAACTTACTAACTACTATCCCATATGTCTGCTATATAAATTTAGAGTTTAAGTTCATATGAATAACATCTACACTTAGGACGTTGTTCAGCCAAAAGCTCATTGCCTGTGAAGGTAGTGGGCTTTAATTTTTTATACCCATGGAAGAAGAGAAATTAGCAATTCGAAAGAACATTCGAATACTTGCATTGGATAATCTAATAAATACTTATACTGATGCACTAGAAGATAAAGAATTAAACCTGGGACCAGATGAAAGGGAACTTGCCATCAATATAATAAATGAGGCAAGAGAAATGCTATCAGAAGAAACTCAGGAAGTATCTAACCAAGTAATGCAAAGACCCAAATGGAAAAAGACTTAAGATTATTAGTGGGAAACATTAATCAAACTCTCAGAGAATTAGATTATGTTTCGTACCTTAAAAAGGTAGCTCTTAGTAAGGGTAAGAAAGGCGAATACCAATCCCATAGGTTGAAGAGTAATTATCTGAAAAGAAAACTCATATCTCTTAAAGGAGCCCTGAATAAAAAACTTCATGGGACTTATATTGTTGCCCAATTTAATTTTATAAGGGGGGAACAGAAAGAAACTTTTGAACAAACTTTTACGGACTTATCTCAGAAAGAGGTAGAAGATATACTTCAACTCGAGGCAGTTTTAAAACAATGCAGTTTAGAAATCCTAGAAATTAAAGAAATCCCAACCCAAATTAGGAAGGTATAACTATGGTATTATGTAAATAGGAAATTCAATTATTCACCTAATATAAATGAAAATGGCTAAGAAAACAGAAAAGAGGAGTAAATCGGAATCCAAGACTCCGGAACTCACAAAGGCTAAGAAAGCTTTGGATGCTTACCTTAAAGAGAACAAGTTGGACCCTACTAAGGATTGGACCAAAGACAAGAAACATGGTAAAAAGGTTACCGAACTTGTAAACAAGCTCAATAAGGAAAGAGACAAAGTTGCTGCTGCCTATCCTGAAGCTGACCAAGAGAACAACAAGAAATTGGTAAAACTCCAGGAAAAAGAGAAGAAGGAAAAAGCTGAGAAGAAGGCTGCCAAAGAGAAAAAGGAAAAGAAAGGAAATGGTGGTAGAACAGCTACCAAATACGATTATCCTCTCATCGATGGCAGAGAAATGAATTCGGCTGAGAAGAAAAAATATCGTATGGAGCAAAGAAAACTTGCTTCAGGTAAGGCTCCCAAGGAGGAAAAGGAAACTAAGAAAAAGAAGGAAGAAAAGGTAAAAGAAAAACCGGCTTCCGATAAGAAAGATAAGAAGGTCAAAGACAAGAAGAAAAAGAAGGCCGCTAAAGAAGAAGATTAATAAGAGCACTTTTTACTTTTACTTATCATATTTTTGAGTATTCGTTAATAATGGTAGAAGGCCTGGCAATATAAAAATTGTTCAGGCCTTTTATTTTCTAATTAAGTCGAAAATGGAACAAGAAGTATATAAACCAAAACTTAGAATCACTACACTATCAGAGAATGGTACCCCATTATCCGATAGGTTGGTAGATGCCTATACCGAGATGAATTCAGGTCCAAAGGTACAGCATAACGGTCCCATAAGAGTAGAAGTAACTCTTACTAATAAACAAGATATTGATAACTTCAAAGAATACTTAGATAGGTTATCTGGTACATTGCCTGCTAAGGCACCTAATGTTGGCAGAGGAAGACCTGCAGGGTCTACAACTAAGGAATTGGAATCACCAAGGGAGGACATTCTTGCAGATGTAGAGAAAATGATTGAAGAGGGTAAAAGCCAACAAGATATTATTAAATATCTTAGGAGATTGGGATTTGTATTTATCCTTACTGAGGACTTTCTATTTCACTTTCCCGGATTTGAGTTCAATAAAAAGGATGTGGGAGAAGCAACCGACAATAAGCAATATCCCAATTCATTCTCTTGGATGGCAAGATGTATCAAACGGGCTAAGGACCCAAAAGCAGATAAATTTGACCCAATGGTAATCTTTGGTTTTAGCATTCTTGGGGGACCCTCGAAAAAGATTATCCCATATCTCTATAAGGAAAGGAAGAAACCATTAAGGGCCCAAGTTGGTAAAAACGTAATCTCCTTCTCTCAGGCAGAATTCACTAAACTTCCAAAGTATATGTTAGAATCCGAAAGGATTAAGTTCTCTACTGAACAGAGACAATTGCTTCTAAGTCCCGAAAAGAAGCCTTCTAAATTCTTCCTAAGATGGGTAAACGATGCTATATTTCCAGACTCCATAAAGGAAAAGATGGAAGAAATCAAGAACCGCTAACACTTACCTCCGTATTTATTAAAAGAGTATTTTATATAAAATAATTTTAGTATATTTGCATAAAGAAAATTTAATTATGGACAAGGAAACAAAAGACATCGTAAAGCTCATTGCTGGTATTCAGATTGAATCACTCAACTCAATCAAAGAGGATGTTAAAAATGGGAATGATATTGCCCAAGACTTAATCAAAAAACTCCTTCAGATTGAGGATGATGAAATAATTCGAGCACTAGATGAGCACATTAAATTATACGTAGAAATTGAGAATACTCCTCAACTGATAAATATGCTAAGTGAATACCAAATGCTGGTATGCTCTCACATATTATTCAGAATGGAAGATGAATGGGTACATACTAATTCTCAGGGAGTACTTGGTACCTGGGCAATATTCCAGAGGGCAAATCTCAAATTCCACCCAGAACTAACACTTTTAAAATTTTAATATAGACATGGAAAAGAACGAATACTTAGAATCAGTAGAAATGAACACTGGAGTCGAAATGATTCCTTGCGAATCCTCTAACATTGAGGGCTTTGGTTATGACTCAAAGAAAAAACAACTTTGGGTTGCTTTTAAAGGTAATCGAGTTTATCGCTATGATGATGTACCTTATGAAATCTGCAATGGTTTACACCAATCAGAATCAAAAGGTAAATACTTAAACCATAATATCAAGGATAAGTTTAAAACTACCGGATATGAACTCAGGAACTAAGGTTACAAAAAGTCTTTTAATTACCATAGGAGCAATGTTACTTTACTTGGGGACTAAATATAATGCCCCTACAGAAGAAGTGATCATTGCTCCTTCTGAGTTTAATAGGCCCAAGCCATTAGATATAAAACCCAAGATATCTAAGCAATGGTATAAATATAGGGTAGAAATAGAGACGATTCCAGAAAATCAATTATATAAGATTGAGAAATCTGGATACCAGCAATATGAAGTTTCTAGATTGGGTGAATCCTATTCTTATGTAACCTACGAATTTACATCGGATAAGATAATGACTACCGAAGAAGCCTACGAATTCGTAAAGAAATATCCTGAAAAATGTACTCGGGTACCTAATACTAAAACCGAAAACATTTATGATAGATATAACGAGGAATACGAAGATTACATCAATGACCCAGAGGACGAAATAAACTATCCTCCAGAGGTCTTTGACTTCCTAGCCGATTAACCTTAGCAAATATAAAAATTTATTCGATTTATTTTTGTATTAAAAAGATTATTCTTATATTTGCATAGAGAAATCAATTTACTAACATTTTAATATAGACATTATGAAAAAGAATGAAAACAAGGTTACTAACCTTATCAGCAACAAGGTTGCAGAACAACTTGAAGGCATTAAGAATGCAAAGTCCACAACTTCTAAGGCTTCTAAAGAAAAGGCCAAAAAGACTAAAAAGGAATTGGTAGAAAATGCTCAAGAAGCTGCCAAATCTTTTGCCAATGCTAAATTGGTAGAACTTACCCCAAATGCAAAGCTTGCCAAATCTAAAAAAGAACAGGTAGTCAAGGAAGTAAAGGAACAACAAAAACCCTCTATCATCGAACAGGTAATTTCTAATCGGGAAGTTAAATACGTATATCCTGCCGATGTAGTTGATACTCTTGCTCGGAAGAAATGGAGACAACAAACTCGAAACGAACTCCATCGATTGGAACTTGCAATGGCTCGTATCAAGGACCAGAACTCCAAGGAATTCAAGGCTGCTGCTAAAGCATACGAGGACTTTAGAAAGAAAGTCCTCAAACCAGAACAAGTTGCATAAACCTTTATTAACAGGTGCCCGGGATAATTACCTGGGCATCTCAATTCATACAAAATGGATTACACTATCTTCTCTGATAAAGAGATGCTTAAGCAGGACAAAGAATTGGTAGAATTACATAAACGATGTTGTAAGTCCTATCTAATCCAACATTCACTTAAGCACTCCAAGATTAAGAAGTTCTTTATCGTTTACGATTGGTATATAAATACTGATAACGTAAGGAATTTCTTTTTCAGGCCTATAAACCTTTTCATTCAGGCATTGCTTTTAGGGCAACTTGATGAAATATCCGATTACATTAATCCTAACAAAAATGGAAAACGAAAAAAGAAACGAACCAGAAAAGTATAACGTACTTTACTGCAAAGGCAAATATCAGTATAAATCTAAATATCCCCAAATAGAAACTAAACATAAGGTTATCTATTCAGGGCCAGTAGAACCAATGGCACCCATCTGGGATAATGTATCAGATATATTAAGGAAATCTGATAGAATTTGTACTGAATCTCGAAGAGAATTAAAGAAGTTAGAGGAACGTTCACAGAATAACCTTTACTTCAAGAAAAATGGTATTACCCATATAATCGTATACAAATGTTTAGAGAAATAGTTAAAGACCTATATATAGGCAAATCGAAGTTAACCATAGAATGTAACCAAAAGGAAATACCCCAAACTACTCTGGTTCAAGACATATTACAGAATACTGGATTTACGGGTAATATGCCCGACTACGGTACCTATGGTAATTTCAAGGATGGGAAATTTGAGATTACCCCAATGATGCCTAAGCATTGCTTATTTATTACTGGAGTACCCAAAGGGGCAATCCTTGATAATTTCAGAGTTAGAAGAACATATTGGTCCTCTTATTATGAGGATGATGTAAGAGGGTACTTATTTCAAATTACAGATGAAAGTATACCTCGTTTAATAATCACAAACTAAATCTATATGGAAGCAATCGATTACGTAAAATTATTTAAGCTCGACCAAGAGAATTATGATTTTAAAAGGGAAGAGTTTATATCCGAATTAGGTAAAGAATTTCTAGATTATTGCCAAACCACTACAATTGGGATAGATAAAAAGACTGGCAATATATACTACTACCGATTTAGGGAAATAGTTAAGAATTTCGAAACTAAATTCTGGGCAATCTCAGAACTTAAAATAGGAGAACCATTAACTCAGAAATTATGGAATGCCTTTTTCGCTACTCAGGTAGTTCCTTTAAGGCAAAGGTTATTCCCAAAGGTTCAGAAATTAATCGAAGAGCAAAAGGGGATAACCAATAACCGTAGTAAACAAGACAAAAAACCTACGAACCATAAAAAAGGCAAACTATGGCAAGGGAAATCACAGACCTGCATGGGAATAAATTTAAGGTAGGAGATTATAAACTTTGCCTTAATATTCCCATCACTGGGAAAGGTAATTTAGTATTCACCAGGGACCTAATCTCTGGTGAACCTTTTAATTTATCAGTAAGTAAGAAAAAATATAAGGGATATTTCTATAACCTATCTTTGAATCTGTATGTAAGGTTCGATTTAGAGTATATGGGTTATGATGAAAGTTCCGATATCAGAAAATCTCATTTGTATGTCAGAAAAGGAAAATAAAATGGTAAGATTCCCAAGACCTATGGGGACTACTGCAATGGCATTAGAATATCAGAAGAACCCAAATGATGAACTTCTGATAAAGATACACAACTACATTATTAATCAATGGCTGATGGGTAATGGAGTATTATGTGGTATCACTTATGATATCAATACATTCTCATACCGTATGGGTATAGATATTAACTACATACGGGTATTTATGAGAGATAGGCTATTAAGCTCTAGAATATGGGATAAAGAAAAAGCAGAAGATTTACTTCAAGCGTTAATGGGAGAACAACTAGCATGGGCATTAGAAGACCGTATGGAAATAGCCCATCAGGTTAATATCCTAAGAGAATCTCAGGGAGGGAAATACGTACCGTTTATATCTGCCGAGCTGGGAAAGGCCCTTAAATTAAAGCTTGAATCCTCTACATCTCTGCAATCAATAGTACGTAATCTTACTGGAGGAAGTACTACAAATATCTTTGCCCAATTTAATCAACAGAACAACGTAACACAGCAAAATGCAATCACCGTTGAAGAGGCACGTCAAATCGTATTGGAATCACAAAGGGTATTAGATAAACCAGAAGAGGCTAAACTATTAGAGGATAGGTATGATATTAAGTCTCTACCTGAAGTAGTTGCTACTAAACAAGAAGGAGTAGATACAAGTAAAGAGGGTCTTAACCTTAATAAAGCAGAGTTAATGCAAATTACTGATGATTATAAGGGAGCTATGTCTTCATTCTCTAAAGAACATCATGAACTACGTAGAGAAATCAAAATGCGTATAGACCCAGACGAAGAAGACCCAGAGTTATACCAATATGAAGACTTTGAGGAAGAAGAGAAAGAGGACGGCTCATTTGCATCTCAATTCCTCCGAAATAGTAAGCTTCCATAGTTATATCCGGATATTGCATATTTAAAAAGAAAGAATTATATTTGCATATCAATTTTAAAATAGACAAAAATATGGAACTACCAAAGACATCTTACAAAGAGACTCGGGTTAACAAGGTTAATCAGGGTACATACTTTAAATTAAAACCCACAGAAACTGCTCCAGTATGGGTAAGAGACCATTATGATAAATCATCTAAGACTTATGCTTGCCATAAGTATGATGACTCAAATCATGAGAAATTTCTCAAGGGAACAAGAAAAATATACATTGACTTTACATTTTAATCACATGAACTTATTTAAACGAAAGAGATGCTGTAGTGAACTCATTGCTATTAAAAATGGCAACTTAGTATTCAAATTGAGTAATACTCATATCAATGCTTCTTATAATACTTTACAGGCAATAATGAGGAAATCTGGTATATTCGATGAGAATCTATATTTCGATGTATATCAGGAATATCGGAAACATTATGCTATATACGACATAGTACCATCATTGCTAAGATATAAGATACCCTTGATATTTTCAGGTAAATACCCAAAGAAACTATTCGATAATCAGTTTACTTTTGAGGAATTAATACCGAATAATTGGGTATATCATAGTTTACCCGAAAATTTTAGATTACCAGAAAGCTTAGAGAAAATTCTTTTAGAAGTAAGAAAAAGGGTATCTGCTTATATAGACCAAGAAGATATATCAGACCAGGGTTATAGGGATTTGGTTCGAATGAATTTCGTAAAACAATGGGATGTATTTAGAAAGGACCCATCTCTTATAGATTGCTATATGGATGCTCAATTGGGCATGCTATATATGTGGGCTAGAGTAGAAAATAAAACAATCGTAAAGAATATAATCGAAAGAACTCAAGATGAACTAGCTCAAGAGTTCTTATCTAAATATCAACAAAATGGAGAATAAAGAGAAATTTGCTTTCCGAAAGGTTAAAATGTCGGAAGGTGTAGAGGTAGAATTTATTAAATTACTTACCTCAGTAGAGACTAAAAATGATGAGGATGTAATTAAAGCTTTTAAAGTTCAATTATCCTCTGGAGTATTAACTTGCCATGCAGAAATGTTATCTAGAACACCAAGCCAGATAATATTTCAAACATCCCAGTTCAGTAAACCCTATAACTTTTATAAAAACTGGGAACTATGGGTATTCTCTAATATCCTGGGTGTATGGACTTTAAATAGGTTTAGGATATGATTACAATGAAAAACCTCCAAGTAGAGGATATAAAAGATGAATGGTTATATAATGCCTTAACACAGGGCATCAAGGAATGTATAACTGCTCCAGTCCTAACTTTGGACCCAACAAAACCAGAACCCATTAAGAGGGCAGAGATGATACTGGACAATTTCTCTCAGGAAGATTCTCCAGTAGTAGCTACAGTGATTGCTCCAGGCAATTTCATACAGATGATATTACCGAAACATGAGATACTTCTATCGGTAATGTTTATCTATAAAGAGAGAAATACCTATGTACAACTCATAATACAAAAACTTGCTTATGAACGAGAAAAGATTACCACCAAGACTAATGGTTCTGTTAGTAGTACTGAAGGGTGAAAAGGTATATAAAATACCTCTCGAATCGGGAATAAAATTGGATCATCTAAAAGATTTCAATACACTGAGGAGAATCCTTGTCCCTTTAGTACAACTATATCATGGAGTAGGTTTTGATACTAGACTTACCTATGATGAATTTAGTATCTTCATTAATGGCCTACAACATTTAGGGTATGAAAAGTTTAATGAGTATTCCTCAGGTATACAAGAATTGGTAGAATCAAAACCCATCACTGAAAATGACCAGGATGTTAGGGAAATACGTAATGGGTTACTTACCTCTCTTAAATCTCAGGAGTTATCAGAGATATTAGCTACTAAACTAAAGCAAGCCATACATGAAGTATTTGAAAACGAGAAGAAGAAAGGTGGGCTAATGGATAAGGAACCCTCTTTAGAACCTATGGAGAGTTCAATCATAAGAGAGGCTCTATACTTGCTAACTCCCCAATTACCTTAATAATTGAAAGGCAGTCTAATCCACTGCCTTTCTTAGCGTATACACATCCTCAGCCTCCTTAAAAATAAAATAGATATATTTTTCTATAAAAATAAAAATGCTTATATTTGCATATCAATTTAAAAATAGACAAAAATATGAAAACGAACTCAGTAACTTACAATCAGGCAGACGAACTAACTAAGGTAGTTCGCAATTTCTTAGAAAAGAAATCTACATTTGAACTTGACTCTGATGAACAGGGTAATCTTCTTAATCTTCTAATGGGACTCTTAATCAAACTAGAGGATGATTACAAACTCAATTGCTTGGATATAAACCAGGTACAAATTTATGATACTACCTATTATTCTTTCATTTTCGAATCAATAATAACTGCCGATACTAATCCCTATAAGGGACAATTAGCCTCGGCAGCAGTTCAATTCATGAACGAATTCACAGATAACGATGGGAGGTTCATATCATTCAACCAACTCGATAGAAACAACTGGATTTTCCAACTTAATTTCTCAATCGCATGACAAAGTATAACGTTAGTCCATTAGTTGCCCGGGAGATAGAATTCTCCACGGGCACTATCTTTGGTGGTAGCTGGTGCCGATACTTTATTTCAATCACCCTACATCAATGCTATATAGAAGCAACATGGAAGACCCGTCCTAAGAATGATTTAGAGGGACACAAAGAAATCTTTAACTCTTTACAGGAGTATCTAGATTGGTTTGCTAATCTTAAGAAAACTTACGGGAGGAGAATATCCCGTAAACAAATGGTATATGCTGCATACGATGAAACAACTCGTACCTTTAGTTACAAACCCTACGAGAATTGGGCTACCAGACGTTCTAAGGAGAAATTAAATAAGCCCAAGGAACCAATACTGGCCGATGAATTATACTAATCTCCCAATCAGTTAATATACCTCAGGGAGTTCAGAAACACTAACATCTGGGCTCCCTTAATTATTGCATATTTAAAATATTATTTCTATATTTGCATAAGAGAAAAATAAATATAATTATTAACCGACCTCGAACGGGGTCACAAAACTTATTTCTTATGACAACTATTAACGAAATCTCAAATCACATTATGGGTTACTTTGATGGAACTCTTGATGCTTTTGGTTACACTGCTCAATCAGTTAACGAAATCTCAAATCCGGATGAATCATACATGGGAACTCTTAATCTCCAATTCCGGGAGTATCCCATAGACGATGACGAAAAGGTAGAAACCTACTGCAGAGAATCCGATGCTTTTGAACAATACGTGATAGAATTCATTAATTCTTATTGGGATGAACATCACCCATTAAAAGAACTTAACCCTAATCATCATTACATGTCAAACTCCTATGGAGATACTATCCAGGTACATTTCAATGATGAATCCCTTTTCATTATCATTACCATGACAGGGCAATATTAACAAAACACTCTGGGAGGTGTTTTAGATGCCTCCCAGAACCTCCCTATTTATAAAAATAAAAGTAGTTATAAAAACAAGTTTAGAAATAATTTTGTATATTTGCAATGAGAAATATTTCTCAAATAATTTTAATATAGACATATTATGAAAGAATTAAAAAATTTAGAGGCCATCCGGGAACTGCTTGCTTCCCACCCCATTTATACTTATGATTACTCCGATGGTCTTCTCATTAACAAGGAAGCTACCAATATCCAAGTTTACTCAATCGACTTAGGGGATGAACCTTTTGCTGCTTATATTTCTGGTTACATAATGGTATACTCCTCAGAAGAAGATCTATTCGAAAACTTAAAGGAAAACATTATCTCCCACATGGATTTAACAAAAGGCGGGGATGACCAATACTATGATTATTCTCCTTCACAGGTAGAAGCTATCGCATTCGGAGTTCCTCAATTAATCCCAGAACACCAGGATTATATCATAACGGGACTCAAAAAACATCTCCGGGAATTTATCCAAGACGAAGAACAGGATGAGGACATGATATCTCAATACACTGATATATATAACGCTCTCGAAAAATGGGAATCCGACAAAATAGAAACCCAACTCTTTGATTCCCTGGCTGCATCAGAACTCATTAGACAACTTAATAAATAATCACTATGGTAAACTTATATAAACTCTTAAACGTATTGGAACAGGGCATGTCCTTGTTCCAACTCAATAAATGGAAAACCGAAGGCATCTGGTATCCTATTACTCAATACAAAAAGGAATCAGACGAAATTCAGGTAGTAACCAATTTATTTATTCCGGAACAAAAGGAATATCACATTCGACTTTCTGGAAATTATCCCGAAGAATCAGAAGCCTGGGACAAGTTTCTAGAGGAAAACCAATGGAAAATCTACCCATTACTTGCAAACATAATGCAAGTCTTCTTGCCCACAGGGAACTATCAATTATTCTATACTCAATATCCACAAGGATTCATATCCATAATCGCTAAGCCCCATGATAAGTAAAGAACTCAAATCACAAATAAATATTCTCAGGGAAACTAACCCAGAATATATTCAGACCCTAAAGGATTCCATTACGGAATCCTATAAGGCAAAACTTCAGTCAATCAAACCAAGTTCTACCGAAGAAGAGGAACAACTTAATATCGAACTCAAGGACATAGTATTAAACATGCTATTTGGACCTTTCTATAACTATTTCGTATCAGAATACGTAGTATCAGATACTATATGGGAAGAACAAGATCAACTAATCGAGGACTTATATTATTACTTCAAATCATGACACCATATATTCAACAACAACTTAAAAAGCTATGCGATAATCCAAATTGGTATGACGATATGCTCATCTCATGGGATAAAAACCCAAGAAATCAAAGGGAAGCTATCTATAACTACCTTTCTCATGTACAACTAAATGGGTTACTAGAAAACACTCAGATAGTTTTTACATTCATAGATGGCGACATGAAACCAGCTTTCTATTTCGAAATTCCCAGAGATACCAATCGATATCTTATACTGGGAATCCTCGATGAAGCAGGTTATTCTCATTGCTGCCTATTAGTCCAACCAAAACAAATGTTTAACCCTCAACTCAATTAACATCATGGAACCAATCATAACAGTAAACGATTATCCAATCGGATGGGAATGGCTAGCCAATGTACCTCTAGAAGACTTTAACTGGCTCATAGAGATATTTGCTACGATGACCGATAATACAGATACTTATGACTTTGTATTTTATGAAGATTCAGAAACCTTACCAGGACATCTGAAGAGGATATGCTCAGTAGACAAGATATTCTTAGCTAACTTCCTAAACGAGGACCAAGGCTATGAATCAGGTATATCCATGTACGGTCACTACATAGCATGCAAATGCCTTGACATATCCTCAGAAGAGGAATACATGAATCAATTAACCGATATAAGAATCCTAACTAACGAACTAGAACCATGCTAACATCAGGTAAATTCTTAGTATCATTCGAAGTACCAGGCCCCACTACCTGGTACTACCGAAGGCTTCTGCGAAGAAATGAACGTAGTGTACAGAACTGAGGAACTTAATACCTACCTCCGCTACCCCAAACAAGAAATAAACCCAGGGCATAAACATAGTACCTACATAAGGCTAAAGCTGAGAGAAATCCTCGAAGTAAACCTAACAGATATAACCATAATCGATATAATATCACTACCATGAACATCCTCTATCACATAATCCGAATAATCCTATCCGTAGGAACTATCCTCATCCTCATACGCAATGAGAAAATATACCAAGCCCACAAGCATACCCACCCAACAAACAAAATAAGATATAGCTACTAACCCTAATAATATACACCATAGCCCTGATAACATTATCCCATATATCAAGGTACCTGGAATAAATACCGGGTACCTCCCACACTACCCAACACAAAAACAAAACAAAATCATACTAACGCTAACTAAGGTACATAATATAATATCTACCTATCCCCTCTATAACTAATATACCATCTATTAATATAATAATACCCAATACATATATCAAGGTACCTCGCCGGGGGTTTTGGGGATTTAGGCAAACAAGGCTAGGCAACTTAAACTTACTATACAAAGCCACTCAACTCACTATATAGCCACTATACTATATAGCTCTCTAGCTCTACTACCCCACACTTTAAAGGCAATCACAAAAAGGCTAAAAAGGTACACAAAATCCGACCATTAGGGGCCCCTAAATCCCCTACCCCTAAGAGCCCTTTATATTAGTATATATTATATAATAAGTACTGGGATTAGGCAATAGGATTTGTGATCAAGGCAATTAAATTATTAGGTTTCAAGGCTAAAAGGTTTATAGGATTTAAGGCCTTCATGGGGCATATTTAGGTAATATTCCTAGTAACTCTGTAAGTAATTTGCTTAGTATTTATATTAGCATTAATTTTTGTATTCTAGGACAATTTTGTGATTTAGGGGTACCTTGATTGCCTAGAGCCATTAGGTATTATATAATATAGGTTATAGGTAGGGAAGGTAAATGGCAATCTCCATTCATGGCCTCAAGGACTAAGGCAAATATAATTCAAGGTCCTTAATAACCTACGAAGGCAATTGAGGTTATTGCATATATAATATATTATATTTATATTTGCATTGTAATAATAACTAATTAAATATAGACAATATGAAAGATTTTAAACTGTACA